TGTAATAAGGTTAGAAAAGAGATGGGACATTACCCGTCTCTTAAATTTTTTCAGAAAGGAGGGGTCCTAATGGTAGGACCCTTAATTTTCATAAGAAAAGGGAAAGAATATGTACTAGCTACAGAATGCTAGTCCTTTCCCTTTTATTTTTTTTAGGAGGTTCATATGGCTATCTTATGTTTTATACTTTATAGCTTTTATATTAAACTTGTTAGTTTTTATATTTTTTAGCTGTAACATTTGCTAGATATCAAGATCTTTCAGAAGTTTGGAATTGGGAGTTGTAAATGGTAGATACTATTACGGAATTTATTATACTGGTTATAATCATAGGTGTTAATGTTTCTATGGTATTTATGCTAGATCTTTATATCAGCCCAGAATCTAAATATGCTAAATATATAAAAATAGCACAATATAGTTATATAGCTATTATGCTAATATTTTTTAAATATATTATATTATTTACTATCATAAATATGTATTTAGTATTAACTATTTTAATTTGGGTTACTTTATATGACTTTATGCTAATGAAAAAAAGATAGAAAGTTTTTAAACTAGGCAGGCCATACGACCTGTCTAGTATTTTTTTTAAGTTATTGGATTTTCTCTAGTACCTTCATAGTTAACATCATTATCTGTAGGAGTATCTAGAGTAGGGTCTACTTTATCTGCTGGTAGAAGGATATCTTCACTATCTCTACTCCACAATGCTAGTTTTTGTAATATACTATTACTTAATTGTCTTATTCTTTTATTAGTAGAAGGTATAGCGAATCCTCCTAAGTCTAAATTTATTTCTTTTAGTTCTCTACCAGCTTTCTTATTTTTTTTACCAGTTATTTCAGGATTACTTGTAGGAAATAAATTAGCTACTAACCAACCTCTAACTGCTCTTCTATATAAACTATCTGGCTCTATAAAAATAGCAGTCATGGTATACCAATCTGGTGTCCAAATTTTAGGCAATGACTCTTCAGGTACTATTCTAGTAATTAATGGAGCTTTAAGATCAGGGTCCATCATCCCATATCTAATCCAAACATCTAATAAAGTTTCAAATGGAGTACCCATTCTTTCGTCTAGTGTTATAGTCACAGATGAACCCTCTCTTTTAACATCACTTACTTCTTTAAATACGGCGCCTGATAGACCTAACTCATGCTCAGTGGTGTCTACAGTTAGAGAAGCATTAAGCCCATCTATTGTCTTAGCATGTACTTCTAGCATAGCTTTAGCTGCTGTTTTCCAATCAGCAGAATTAGGAAGTAAATCAAACATCCTAGGAACTTGTAATGCTATCGGTATAAGATCTCTTTTTTGATAAGCTTGTTCATGCATCCATTCATGAATAGCAGCATCATTATTAACACCGCCTATTCTTGGAAGGAGACCCCATTGCCCACCTTTATGTATATCGATGGTGGGTAATTCTGCGTAGCTTTGATCAGATGTGATCTGATTAAGCATGTCTGTAATTTTTACATTTTCAACAGCCATAATTCATCCTTATCTTTTTTTTTATTTAGTGGACAAGGAAGACTTACATGTCTTCTTTGTTCCATGCTTCTATATAGTGTGTCATAACAGTTTTCATAACATTGCCATAAAGTTTGCTTGCTACAGTCCAACTATATCCTCTTCTTTCATCAAAATTTGTTATCATAGCTTTTACGTTAGTTTCTATAATATATGCAAATTTACCATCTAATTGGTTATTCATCCAAGTTTCTACTTTATCTATAAATTCAGGAGGAGTATCAGATGTATCACCAGTAAATTTTCTAAATGCCGCTGCGGCTACTTTATTAGTAATAGTAATAGCCAAAGCCATAAAGATATTATTTAGTACTGATGTGTCATTATCGTATACAGATTGTAATGCTGGGAATGAATATGCTCTAAGGTCATATGGTTGCGGCCATATAACGCCAATGTTCCATAAATCAGGTTTTATTCCAGCTGGGATATATGATGGTTGGACATCACTATAGTTAAGTATAATATTTTTATCTCCCCTATCGAACATTAATTCCTTCTTCCATTTTTGCCCGCCCATCATTCTAGCGGCTTTATATGCTAGATCCATTATGAGACCGTAGCGTTTATTTTCAGGGTCTAAATTATCTTTACCACTACCAGCCACGATCATACCTCTAACAACTGGAGTTCCGAAGTATGTTGATTCTGGAGCTAGGCTTAATGCTGCTTTTAAGTTAACTGCTATAGCTCTTTCTGTCATTAAGTCGTCATATTTGTTACCTAAGTTATCTATTCTTGTGCTTAGGCCTACAAATGTATCTTTTCTTTTTGCAATAAAGTTAATCAATTTTTTCTTAGTATTTAAAGTAAAGCCAGTATCATATAGTACATTTTCTAAATTAACTGCAGGATCTATTACTTCACTATTAGGATCTAAATATTTTTCCATAATTCTAGCTACACCTGCTTCAAAAGTAGCTTCATTCATAGTACCATCTTTACCAGCTCCTAGATATACTGGAGTTGATTTGCTCATATATACTTCTTTATGGTTTGCAGCTAATAAGTCACTTATATCAGTATCATCATGTTGGAATGTGAAAAATGGTACTCTTTTACTAGAAAGTCCTGTGAATATGTTTACAATAAGATTTTGTTCATCTACTGGTTTAGTTTCAGGATTTAAAAAGTCTAGCCATTCTGAAGTATTAACCGTATTACCTTGCGCTGTTGTAACATCTTTATAAATATAATCTTTTTCTTCGTTTATTATATTTTTTGTATAATCTCTAATTTTACCATAGTAGACATATGGTTCACTTATAACAGGATATACTAAACTTCTTAGTGGATTATCTAGATTATTCCAATCTTTAACTATGTCTTCTAAAGATATAGGCATATTGGTTATAGGATCTTTTGCATTTTTCTTTAGAACGAATTGTTCACTTTCAGCACCAAAAAGATTCTTAATTGTTTTACCAGTAGAATGTTCATCATCTCTTTTATAAAGGTATAATTCATAAGGTAGCGCTAAATTACCTTCTAGATATGAACGTTTAAGATTTTCTTCGGTAGGTAAATTAATAGCAAAACCTATATTGTTATATTTAGAGCCTTTATAACTAGCTCTTATTTCTAGAATAGGGCACATAGTTGATGTTTGACCTTTGCTTCCAGTTAAATATCCAGTTTTACTAACCTTAGCGCCCATAGGTGCATCTTCATCTTCTTGATTAACTTCAGCAATAATTTTAAATTTATATCCTTCATGCTGAGTATCAACTATCGGTTTACCACTACTGTCTGTTGCTATGCTCCCATCATCATTTCTTTTATAAACATTTACGGTATCTTTTAATAAATCTATATAAAGAGTAATGTTAGCTATAGTATCATTATCATCAGGAACTATTCTCCAAAACATCATGGCATTACCAGCGGCTGACATTAATTCCGCTAATCTTGTAGCATGTGTGAAGAAAGGTTTATTTCTATCGAATGTTTCTTCTCCATATAGTGCTACTAATCTACTACCATCTACTAATTCTTTAGTAGTAGGTCCACTTGCAGCAAAGCTCATTATGAGCGGTAAGTGGGTAGGTATTGTTATCGGTCTAGGAACTATAGGTTTAAGACTTTTATCGTCTGTACCTAGTTGAACAATCTGTGGTGAAGCGTTGACAATTACACTCATTTTTTATTCCTTTCTAATGTGAAATCCGATGATAAGAATCATCATAGTATAATGAAAAAAATTATATTATCAGTATAAGGTTTAATAACCTTATACTGTTAGTGAAATTTATAAAACTTTCGAGTTTTCCCTTGTTCCTTATTGACTAATAAGTATATATAACCTATTCTAGTTTGTATGAAATGTTCTAAAAGCCCATCTTCGTTATAATCTACATTATATTCCTTTATGATATGTTTATCTCTCTCATATACTATAAAATTTAACTTATTATTACTATCAGCTATTTTAAACGCTACTATATTTCCATCTTTTAATCTAAAGCATGCTAGGTTTTTATTTCTAAATTCAGATGGTATAGTAGTAACATCTGCAGAATAATTATCATTAGTATCTATAATAGTATTAGTGCTTATACTATATACTAATGTAGAAAATGCATTAGAACCTTTTGGAAAAATGAGTACCCTATTACTGTCTATCTCACATGCTGATAAACCATCTAGTGTTTTGTTATAAGTATAACTATAGATTAGATTACTAGACATATTATCTAGATTTATTTTGTAAACATCTATAACATTATGATTTTTATAATTAATGCCTATTAAATATAAATCATCTGCCATCTCCATAATTTTTCTACTAGCAAGACTATCTATCTTTATATTAAATGTTTTAGATCTACCGGTTGTTATAACATTTGTAAATGGGTCATATTCAAAACTAATTATTTTTAATTTATCTTTATCTTTAGTCTGTATGTACCCTCTTTTTTCAGTAATTAACCTAATGGTATAGTCTCCGGATATGTTAATATCGCTATCTTTAAACTTTATTAGAACATTGTTCTTTTTATCTATTACAGACATAGCTAATTTACCATTATCCATTTTTATCGGAGTTATATAATCAAAAAATTCTTCTGTATTTCCCTTACTTCGGCTTATATTAAGATAATCTGCATTATTATAATTACATTCAGAACCAGAGTCATCATAGTTATTATCTATGGTAGTAGTATCTAATACTTTATAATTATAATGGTATGTTTCATCTGCTAACATTTTTTCATTTTGTCCTATAGTAGTTATAAGGAATATATCAGAAAACGTATGTTCCTTATTACTGCTATCTGAATATTTTAAATTTAATTTAATTTTATATGTACTTTCTAATTTTAAGACAATCGGTATAATAACTTCATTATCATGTATTTTAAGATCTTCTAAAATATTATCATCCATATCTAACAACAAGGCTCTTTCTACATTTACAGTAGTTTGTGACGTAGAGACTATCTTAAATTTATTTACCTCATTAGGGTCTAAATTAAATTTATTGCCTTCTATAACATAATAAACCCTTTTAATTAAATATCTATCCCTAACTACTTTGGATATAGTAGAATTATTAGCAATATTAATTAATTTTATACCCAAACTAAAAATATCTGCAAAGTTTACATCATTGGCACTTATTTTTAGCTCACCATTATTTACATTATAGTTTAATATTTTACTATATACTAGTTTTTCATTATCGTCATATAACTCTACTAAAGTACCTTTATATCCTATATTAGTTCTAGGCTCTGTTATCTCTATAGTTAATTCTTTGCCAGGTAAATATGATATACTTTTAATAATAGGTTCTGATATAAAAAGTTTAGGAGATAAATATTCACTAATATTAGTATTTTCACTAAAAACTGGTTTAGGCCCTATCCAATTACTATCGACATAATTGCCATTAGAATCTTTAAGTTTACGTAATGCCCAAACATACCAAACTTTTCCAGTTGGTATTAGCGTATTAACTTCCCATGTTGTTAACTCAGTAGTGCTTTCTTTTATTTCAGATTCAATTTCATTTCCTGATGGATCGTGTGTTAATTTCCATGATGTAGCAACATGTTTTAAGTTACTTTCTGGTGGCCATTCTGATATAGTAAAAATCATGGTTCTATCCTTTTTATCATATGGTATTTTCAAAATATGTTGCCATATAGAATTCTTTATTATAGATAAGGATTATAATGACATAAAACGATATTATAGAGGAGAAGATATGAACATTAAAGCACCTAATAAAATGTTTTCTAGACCATTAATAAATGTGGGGGCATTATTAGATATACCTACTGGTTCTTATGTAAAAGGAGTTAAAGGCGAACATTTATTAAATGGCGGTATATCTGGAGTCACTGGAGTAGTGGGCGCTGGTAATAGATTTAAGTCTACTATAATTAACTATATGATGCTTTCGGCTGCTGATAGAATGAATGCTTCAGGTATATTAGCACCTATGCATACATATGATACTGAAGATAATATGGATTTAAATTTAGATAGACTTAACGCTTTAGCTTCTAGATATGAAAATATTCCAGAAGAACCTCTTTATGATCAGAACGTTTGGTCTTTTATATCCAANTCTGATATGACTGCTGAGGATTGGATTAANCTTCTTTATGAGACTATAGAAAAAAAGAGTGAAGANAAGAAATTAAGAATAAAATATGATGCATTTTATAATAGAGTAGTAAAAGCTGTAACTGAATTAGTTACTCCTAGTTTTGTAGCTATTGACAGTTTGACTGAACTAGAATCATCTAAGACAGCTGATGTTGTTTTAAATGGAGATATAGATTCTAGTAATGTCGTATTTGCGCAACAAGGTCTGTTTAAAACTAAATTTATCAAAGACTTACCGAGAATGTCTAATAAAGCTAATATATATTTCTTATTAACTGCTCATGTTGGTAAGGATATACAATTAGCAGCTAGTCCATATGCGCCTAAGCCTACTAAGGCTCTCCAGTTTATAAAACATGGAGAAAAAATAAAAGGCGTAAGTGATAAATTATTTTTCCTATCTTCACATTTGTGGCAATCTAGCTCAACAACACCTCTAATAAATCAATCAACTAAGGGTCCCGAATATCCTATAAATGAAACTGATAATAATACGGATCTATTTTTAGTTAGATTATTGATGTTAAGATCAAAATCTGGTCCTTCTGGAATAACAGTAGACCTCATAGTTAGCCAAAAAGAAGGGGTTCTACCTAGTTTATCTGAATTCCATTTTATCAAAACTATGAAATATGGATTAGAAGGAAGTAATAGAAGTTATGCACTATCCCTTTATCCTAATTGTAAATTATCTAGGACTACTGTAAGAGGTAAAATAGAAAAAGATCCTAAACTTAGAAGAGCACTAAATATAACTGCTGAAATGTTGCAAATGACACAGTATATGCAGCAATATAAAAAATATTTCTGTACACCAGCCGAGCTATATGAAGATATTAAAAAACAAGGGTATGATTGGGATGATATTTTAGAAAATACAAGAGGATGGTGGACTATAAAAAATTACAGTACTAAATCTAAATTCCTGTCTACTTTAGATTTATTAAAAATGAGAGTAGGGGAATATACCCCATATTGGTATAAGAAAGATAAAAAAGGAGCTAAAAAATGAAAAAAAAGTTACCAATTAGAGAGCCTCTTACTAATAAAGAGGCCATAGAACTTAATGATGAACTTTATAAAATGTCTCAAGAATTATATCTAAAAGATAGTAGTCATGGGGATCTATTGTTTAAATTCTTAACTAGATTAAGAGCGAATAATGAAAAAGCTTATGAAATATTAAGTAATTATATATTCAGCATAGATCCTAATATATCTGATAAAAATTCTCTTATACAAAAAATTACCATTAATAAGGTTTTAATTTCTTATCTATTAACAATAGCAGCTGTATCTGGTATTGATGTAAGTAATGCGCTTACTGGGTGTGATAATGGTTTTAAAGAGGATGTTTGGCTAGATGGTGTCTTTGAATTAGTATTGCCAGTTATTTTGAATAATTTAGATATATAAAGGAATAATAATGGAAAGAATCTATAGAGTTAAGAAGAGCGGTGATGATGCTAAATCATCTGATCCAAAACTGATCGCCAAGTTATCAGGTAGTTTGCCTATATTATATTTGACTGGTAATTTTATAGATAGGTATAAGATAGAAGAAACAGATACTATTTTTAATAATAGTCCAAATAGTGTATATCTAGAAGATGCCAATAATACAGAACTTGATGTATTGGCAGAAGTATTTAGTGCGAATAGAAATGAAAATTTATTATTAGTAGATAGTACTAAGAATAGACTTACTATTTTTAATGGAGTAAATGATTTTGTGCCAGATCATTTTGCAAATAATCAGATCTATGTTCATGCTTACGATGTAGGAGGGACTTCTCTCCATTATGGCAGTGGTGAAACAATTACACTACCTACAAGTACCAATATGGGTAAATTTTCATATACTAAATCCGTTAATAATCTTTCAAAAGCCAAAAAGTATACATTAACTCTACCAGGCATGAGAATAGGATCTATGATAGATGATGTAAGATACACGGGTTCTGGTATAAAAGAAAATGTTACTATATTAACTATTTTGGAATTAGATGTAGATGAACTACAATTAGATACAAAAGAGTTAACCCTTTATACTATTTATTCCAGTGATTTTTTCCGTAATAAATTAAGAATTATTGGAAGAAATTTAGATGTAAACAAAATCCATATACCTTTAATTTAAAGGCTGATATATGTCTAAGAAAGATAAAAGAAAGAAGGTAGAGAAGTTTATTTTAGAATGGATGGATAAATTAACTGGTACAGATTTTAATCGTAAGCTTTACGAAGAATTATTTAAAAAAATGGATGATGAAGAATTCGATGAGTTTATGAGGAAATTAAAAGCTGGGGCTATACTAAATGTTATAGTCCCACATTATAAGGGTGCTACTAAAATCAGTTTAGAAAAAAATTTTAAACTTTATAAAGAACTTGGTAAGGATTTTTTTCAGTATCTTATTTATAAACCAAAAGATCCTAAAAAACCTACTATAAAAAGTAAGTATAAATTCTTAACACTTTTACTTCCATTTAGAAGAACAAAACAAACAGCAGAAAAAGGTTTATCAGTTCCTCTACACGATAAACAAATAGACGCCGTTACCGGGCAAGCTATAAACGATAGTAAAGGTTCTAAACTTAGTTATCCTGAAGTACAAGTTCTTAATGGTATGGGATTAAAAGATAGTGTTACAGAACTTTTTAGCGATAGAGGTGGGTCTGATAGTGGTAGATTGTTGAAACAGTTATTGATTAAATATGGAAAGGCATCTAAAAACGTTTTAGAGTATTATGATAGTGGAACATTGTCTACTAAATCTCTTAAAAACTATTTTAATGGTATGCATCTAAAAATAAATCTTTAGTGTGTAAGGGTATTGCCCCTACACACTGAGAAAATCTTTTCTTTATCTAGTTAAGAGGATAAACTTTACTAATATAACCATATATACCTACCTCATCATTAATGGTATCATCTCTCCAAAGAATAGGCATGTTACCAGTAGGAAATGATTGCGTTATATTTTTATCTATATATGTTATCTCATTATCATTACGTTGGTATAGATTTGTTATAGGATATATTTGATCTCCTACTATATCTATAGTTGTAAACATTGCATCTTTTACTTCTAAGTATGATTTATAGCCTAAATTTATATTATTATGTCCAGAATTAGCAACATATGTTTTTGCATGATTTATGTCCATGAGTAATTGGACTGTATAAGAGGTATTTTTATCAAAAATATTAATAACTTTTTTATAGTTCTCTATTAGTTCTTTAAGACTGTTATATTCGATATCCACTATAGAGTATATTAAATTTTCAAAAATTATATCATGCGTTTTTTCATTAAGTAGGCTATCATACTCATAACTTTTTAATTTACGCTCTAATGTATCTATATTATATTCCTCTATGTAAGGCGTGAATATGAAATCTGTTAGCGTCATAATGTCAGTCTTTGCAGTATTATCTACTACATTCGACATAAGAGTCCATATTTTTTTGTAAATTAAAATAACCGAATTTATATAGTCTGTTAAATCATCTTTATTGTATATATAATCAGGGCTATCTTTATCCTTTAAAATATAATCAAGTATTTTACTATTCTTACTTTTGTACCATGTTGATGATATTGCAGTATCTTTATTTATTGTATAGTTCAATTTACCCCCATATTTTATTTCGAATGTTTTTGTTGTTAAATTATTAAGTTTGTATAATAAATATACTAAAAGTATTTTAACCTGTTCTGGTGATAGCTTAAAAATTTTACTATCGATAGGATCGTAGAAATCTACATAGTGTGTCATTTTGTTATCATTAATTAAACTTATTACATTTCCTATAATTATACTAAGAATAGATTCATCTGTTAATCTAATTTTATTAGGTCTATCTATCAAGAATAATTTAGTAGCACTATTATAAATAAAATCAGTTTGTAGTATATTTTTATATTGTTCTGGATCTAATATAGGATATTTTGGTATTTGTTTATTATCCTTAAAAAGTTTATTAACAGCTTCTAATGTATAGGTTTTATTTAGGATATTAAAAACTGAGTCATTAGCTTTAGCTACAGTTAAATTAACTCCAGTCTCTACAAATCCTTTAGTTATATCTTTATAATTATCTTCTATATATATTAATCTATTTTTCTTAAGTATACCTTTACCTATACCTATATTGTTTTTATCAAAAAGGTCTATAAGAACATTTTCTAATATCTCATTTTGTCCTATATTATGCTTCATTCTGTTAAGATTACCATAAAACCATACATTAGTACTAGTGTTAAGTATGTCTATATCATTAGCTAAATATTTATACGACATAAAATGTAAATTTCTATGGAAATCATCAGCTTTATATGTTAGGACATGTTTTAATTTTATAGAAAGTATAAAATTAAATAGAAATGTATATAGGGTATTTAATAATGCTGGCAAATATAATTCATCAGTCATATAGTATCTATTATTATAATTATGCATGAAATTATCTACAAACTGATTTAAACTAGATATAATATCTACTTCATTGTCTTCTATAAAAGAAACATCATATGCTAATATACTATAATTAGGGGCCTTTATACAATCATCTATATCTAAATTATATAATAACCCCTTTATGTAGTCACTCATTCCTGGATTCATTTTTAAAGTCTCTGTATAGTATGTATCAAACTTTAAAAGTTCTCTTTTAATATTTGGATTATGTATAAGTAAATCCGGAGTTAATTCTATTATATCGGGGCTATCTAGTCTTTTAATGACGACCTTTGGATCTATAAGATTTTTCATACCTGCAATGTTTTGATAATATTTACTGTCTTTTAGTTCGGGAGTCGGTCTACCATATTTCACATAAAACTGATAATTCTGATGGACTCGTATCTCGTCTATTTTTATAACAAGACTTTTAATGAAATTAATAGTTCTTTTATAATATGTGGTTAAATCTATCATAGTTAGCTCCATTTTAGTTTGAAATTTTCAAAAAAAAGGATGTATATGCAGAAGAAAATATATGAGCCTACAATGTTTAAGGGTTCTAAGGAAAAAATAATAAAGAAAACAATAAAGACTATCGATGGTGAAAAAGTTGAAATAGATGGTAATGGGATTAATAGTTTTGTAAAACATGGTAGAAGTGTCGAATCAGTTATACAAGATATTCTAACCTTATTTCCAGATATCAACCTCTCTATAGAGACTATGGTATCTTTAATTTTATCCCCTAATGATATGGGTGATCCTAAACTAACATTTAAGTTAGAAAATGCATACTTACCTAGTGATGTTAAGAATGCTATTATAGGAACGTTAACTACATATGTAAATAGTGAATATAAGTTAGTATCAAAACTAGATGAGATTGTAACAGAATCCCTCTATACAAAAGGAGCGTATATCGAACTCAATATCCCTCCTAAGAATATATTAGATTTATTAAATATGGTAAGTAGAAAACCAAAAGTTGGGATAGAATCTGCTTTAAATAAAATATCATTTTTAAAGTTAGGAATAGGAGAAGAGGTAGTTGATAAAGAATACAATGTTGAAGTAACTGACAATCAAAGTTATCTTTTTATAGATTTAATAAATGAAGTTAAAATAAACTCTATAATAAATCATAGTATTTTAAATAGAAATAATACAATAACTACTGGTTTAGAATCCCTAGTAAAATTAAATAATGATACTGCTGTAATTTCAGTAGATAAGGTAGGTTCTGGTAAACCTATCATCAAAAAATTGTCTGCTAGTTCAGTAATGCCAGTATCCAGTAAAGACGACCCATCTATCCATTATGGATATTTTATTGTACTTGATGAAAATGGTAGACAGGTAGTTAATGCAGCTCCTACTTTAGATTATAAATCAGAAAAATATATCAAAGGCGTAAAAGACAATTTTAAAGGGGCCCCTACTGCACCTTCTACTAATATTAAAAAATTAGATAAATTTAGAGAGGTGCTTTTAAAGCAAATACTTAGTAAATATTTAGATAAATCTATTTATAAAGATTTAGTATCATTGGATATAGATATAGATAATTCACTTATGGAATCTATAGCTGACTATATGTTAAAAAAATCCAAATTAAAGATAGTTTTTGTACCTCAGGAATTAGTTAGTTATTATGCAGTTAACTATAGGCCTAATGGTACTGGCGAGCCATTATTAGAAAGAATTATAACACTAGCTTCTATAAGAGGTATTATTCTATATACAAACTTATTATCATTTGTTAAGAGTTCTCTTACTACAACTAATGTTAATGTAAATTTAGATCCAGATGATCCTAATTATAGGAAAACAGCAGAGCAGATTATGGCGTGGGTTCTTAAGAATAGGCAGATAGAACTACCTATAGGTCTATTAAAAGCTGAAGATTTCGTAGATTGGGCTAAAAAATTAGGTATATCATTTAACTTTAAGCATCCAGGGCTGCCTGATGTGGATATAGAAGTAGAAGAAAAAAATACTGAAATAAAACCTATAGATACTGATTTAAAAGAGACAGTAGATAAACATATAATAACAGCATTATTGTTAACCCCAGAAATGTTGGATAATGATTTTAATCCAGAGTTCGCTACTAGTATTATAGCTAAAAATAAATTGTTAGCTAAACGCGTCAAAAAGATTCAAAGAAAGTATGATGAACTTATGACTAAAGATATTGTTAAAAAATTAACATTAGATAGTAAAATAAAAGAAACTTTAAAAGACATTATAATAAATAACGATAAGAAGATTAGATCTCTTTTAAAAGACAAAGATCCTAATATTGATGTTAAAGTTATTAAAAAGATAGATAAAGATGTATTGGCAGAATATGTTATAAGTAGTATATATAAGAATTTAACAGTTACACTACCAGCTCCAGAAGTGACAGAAGACAGAAACTCTAAAGATCGATTAGACAACTTTTTAGATATGCTAGATACTATCTTAGATAAAATTCTAAGTACTGATCTTATTCCAGACGATCTTTTAGGTGATCTCGGTGATAAAGTAGATAATGTTAAAGATGCTATAAAAGTTATACTTATAAAAAGATTTGTGGATGAAAATAATATATTACCAGAAGTTACTAATATGTTTCTTCTAAACGAGGATGGTGAGCCTAATGATAATATAATGGAAGATTTTAAATCTCATATAGACGCTATTTCTAAAATAATTATACCGTTTATTAAAGATAATACTAAATTTAAAAATAAGGTAGATGACAAATTAGACAAAATAGAAAATGAAGATGAAGGTGGAGATGAAAATAATGAAACTGATTCTGGAGAAAACAATACTGGAGAAACTAACGCAGAGGGAGAGGGCAATAACACTTTAGAAGAGCCTAATGAAAATAGTGAAGAAATATGATGATCATAATTAAAAAAATGTGATAGAGTAGGATTTTTTCCTACTCTATTGTTAATTCTATATTTTTTTATACTTATATTACTAATATGAGCCTAGAGCTTAAAAATTATTAAAAGGAGAAAATATGGCACTTATTCCAGTTAAAAAGGACCCTCGTACTGGGGCAGATATTATGTGGCAAGATAACGCTACAGGTAGGTATTATACGGTTAACCAGTATGGACAGACTGTGGAGGTAGACCAATATGGCAGGCCTATACAACAGACACAGCCATATCAACAACCTATGCAGCAATATAATAATTATGGCGGCAACACTTATGGCAACCCATACTATAATCAACAAGCTATGAGACAACAACCCCAACAGCCTATAACTAGTATAAGTGGTGGCTATAATCCACCTCCAACTTATGGTACTGTAAATGCAAGCGCGCCAACGCCATCCAGCTATAGAGGTAAAACAACCGCCCCTCAATATCAGCAATCACAACAGGCGTGTAACCCAACCCCAACTACACCTAAGCCAGAGCCTGTTGAAGTTTCAAAACCACAAGAAGTTATTAGTTTGGTAGATTATGAGCCAGAGCCTGGTTCTGAATTAGAACCACTTATAGATACTGATAAAAATAGCGTGGATATATCTATTAAAAGTACTACTAGAGAATATAAATTTGTAGTAGCTAAGAAAGGAGAAGAACAATGAATGATATAAAACAATTTACTAATATGGTAGATATGAAATTATGGCTAAAAGGAGAGTTTATAAAGGAAGGCAAGCATAGTATTAAAAATGTTTGCCTTTGCAATAATGACGTTGCAGAAAGAGGGGAGCATGACAAAAGTATAATTACTTTTAAGGATGTCATTAATGATAAAACTAATTTTCCTAAAATTAAAGAAAATATCCGTATGGATATTTATAAATTTTTTAATAGGAAAATGACTGAATATGCAAATAGGAGGCTTAGAAATCTAACTTCTGATTTTGCTATTAAGAATGGTGAAATTATAGGAGCTCCTCCTATTATAAAAGACTATACAAAAGAGAGAGATGAACTAATACGTATGTCTAAAACTAAGGCTAGCTATTTAGAGAAAACTCTAGCTTCTATAAATATGAAGAACATACTAGTTGAATACAAGATGAAATCCGAAATCAGCGAAAAATTATTATTGTTAAGTTTTGGTTTAACTTTTGATACTTTATATCTGGAGGCGCTGCCTCTACCAAAAAATAATAATATAAAGTATAAAAGGGCTGTCTTACTAGGAAGTCATTTTAGCCCATGTGACGAAGTAATGCTGGTTGGAAACGCACAGATAAGTGCACCTAACGCGCATCTAGTAGACAAAGAGACACTGATTATAACCGAATCTGATATATATATTATAGATAGAACTATATATCAGAATTTAAGTATTAGAAAGTTATATGAAAATGAGTTAAACAGATAGACTATGGGACTTTTTAGTCCCATAGTTATTTTTTTTATATGTTTGGATTAACTAAAGCTTTAAGGAATCGACTATGACTCACATTGTCGTTCATAAAACTAAGTTTCATCCATTTTTCTTTTATGTATGTTTTATAGTCTTCTAAAGCACTAGCGTAATCATTAACTATATCACCAACTTTATTTATTTCATGCCCATAATATATAGCTCCCTTATCCAATTCTATAACCAATTTGTTATAAATATATACTTTTGTAGCAAGAACAACTAATTCTGCAAAATAAGGATAGAATGCTGGTTGTATATTATTAAGATTTTTATTATTCTCTACAAGAACATTAAGAAAGCAATTAGCTAAACTTGTAACATTATCATGGAGTAAAATAGTGTTAGGTCCTATTAATTCTAAATTAGTAAATACGACACCATTATCTACTTTAGAATCAAACTGAAATTTATTATTTAGTAAATTAAATAGTTGATTATTTGTTGTGTTATACATAGAGCCTTGTGAGTATCTACATACAACACTAAGTGCATTCATTATTTTTTTATTTCCAGTAACACTATAAGGCACACTAATAATACTATTATAATTAGTATAGTTTAATTCATAGTAGTTAATACTACACTTATCAATGGGTATGCTTAGAGACATACCTCCAGTTATGTTTATATCTTGTAGAACGATAGGTGCTATAATCAAATCTTCTATTTGTTGGCTTATGGTTGTATTAACGTTATAGACATCGGCTTTTTTTAACAATGCTAATTGTAAGATCTCTATAGGGATCTCTAAAAATACTCTATTTATAGCATATTTTATAGCAGACATTTTATATCCTTTTATTTATTTTTTAATAGCTCATGTAGTTGTTTTATTTTTTCACTAATTATAAAGTTAACCGTATTATTAGGAACATTAAGAAAATTTTGTCTTTCTGCTAATTTTAACCATAGCTTAAGATCGTTTATTTCATCTTTATTTCTTCTTCTATCTACTATCTTTAATAAAAATTTAAAATATTCTACTCTAGCTAAAAACATTACCCAATAGCTTTTTCTATTAAAATAAACATTGGATATTTTAAAGCTATTTATTAGTTTGTTACCTGTAAAATCTGGTAGGATCGATAATAGTTCTTGGTATGTTATATTACTATTTTTCTTAATTTCATCTATGTACCAGTTCTGTATACTAGTTATAAGTGGGTCTATATTTTTTATATAGAAAGGATTAAAATTATTGAATTCATCCACTTCTGTCTTATTGTATAACGCTATATACCTGTTAAATATACTATGTTTAAAAATATCTTTTATTGTATTTGTAATGATTCTAGTATATACAAATTTAGCAGGATCTATGCTATAGTTTTCCGGTTTAGTGATCATTTCATTTCTAGCCCATTTATAATAGTCCATACCTAATTTAATAGGGTCCACTATGTACACATTATATTCATCACCATCATATTCTTTTTCGTAACGCTTTGGGTGTGTTAGGAATAATGATGTTATATTAGTATATATACATGTTAGACTTTTTTTCATATTGTCACCAACAATAAAAAATTCATTAACATCGTCAAATACAGTGTTTAAAAAAGGATCACTATTAAGATTAATGTTATCTATGAAACCTAGTTCATTAGCTAGATATTTAGTTTTATCTCTTAAAGAATCTAATACACTTAGTTCGTCATTATGTATATTTATTTCGGAAGCTTCTATTAACGTAACTAACTTATTAGGTCTTTTAACATAGAATCCAGATTGTTTATAATATTTTTTAACAATATTTAAATATTCATTTACTAATTTAGTGGCATAGTTAAGTTTATAATGGATTATCTCTTTTGGCCTTATGTCTACTGGCCTTGTTAGTAAGCTTATCATAAAGCTACTCCTTATAAGTTATTTCAAAATAACAAGCAGTGTTAGATATAATAAAAATATTTTTTTTATTATATATTATTTATAATGAAGCAAATATAAAATCTTACTCTCTTATGGGTAAGGTTTTAGGGACAGGGTATAGACGATCTAAGTTTTAGCTAAAAAATGAATCGAATATTTTTTTAGCTATATATTATTTATGTGAGCATAGGGCTCGGATATATATAAATAACTAAATAGGAGGAATGTTATGGAAAGAGGCATCAAACTTGATGACAACTTAAATCAAACAGGAATGGATGAGTTGTTAGGTGGCGGTAAGTCTGAAAATGAAACTAATGCTAAGAAAAGTTTGAATATTGTTGGCCTTAGCGGTCTAGACACAATGCTGTTGGAAGACGGAAGTCAAGAAGCCCTACAAAAATTCAGTTCTAAAGTAGCTGAAGTTTTGACTGAAGGAGCTATTAAGACTAAAGTCTTTAAAGTGGATAAGGAAAGACTTGGTCTAGGCTATAGCTTCGTTATAATAGCTACCCAAGCTTCTAATGGTAAAGTGTACTATTTTAGTGCATTGTTGGAAGTTACTGGCAGACAGCCATTAACTGTTAAGCAAATTATAGACGAGCTTACAGTTAAGAATAGTACTGCTATTTTAGTAACTAGCGATGCATTTGATGGTACATTTTATAATGTCGCTGAAGAGCTCTTAAGAAGATCTTTCGAAAAGGTCACAGGTCTTAAGAGCTTGGATGGAGTAGTGGTGCCTTATAAGAGTGATTTAGTAACTACGGCTGAAGTAGTTGCTAGATATGCTCACAATAGGCTTTTAGTAGTATCTAAAATGGATACTAAAGAACTTAGCGACCTATCTTTTAGAGCTTTAAGGGATTTGGAAAGAAATTCCAGTGTTAACCTAGATATTAAGTTTAACACTGGGCTCACTCTAAATCCCGTTGGTAGGGTTGTTAGGAGTGACTTCAATGTAGAGTCTAGCATTGTGTCTAATGTCAATGTTAGATCTCTACATGAAATAGGTGGTAGAAAAAGATTAGCAATGGCGTCTGGATATTTAGAATATTTCGTTTCAGAAATGAAAAATGAATATACCGGCCAAACTACAAATATAGCGACTCCAATGATAATCTTAAGCGAATTCGTTAGCAGAGCGAATACATTAAATTATGTGTTAACATCAATAATTAACGCAACTGCATTCACTAACCGCTCAACTCTTGGAGCACTTATTATTGAAAAAGATGCCGGCCCATTAAACGTTCTTTTCAATTATGGTGGTGAGCCAGGCAAATTTGGGGAAAAGTTGAGTTTTAAAGATCCAAAGGCTAAAAGAGAATTAATAAATGATATAATTAACAAGCATATAGTCAGCACGCCTATTTTTGCGGTAGAGGTAGAAATATATGGTGCTAACTATAGTCATATGTCTCCATTTGCCGCATTGGCTAATAGTGAAAGTTTAGTGCCTGCTACAAAGGATATTATAGATGGAGCGTCCCTGCTAGTAGGCGCGCCTATTGAATCTAAGAATGTTTTGGCTGAACAGCCAGCTATACTTCCAATGGGAGAGTATATAGATGCTAATGGGGATACAAGGGATCTTAGAGAGATAGACCTAGCTTTCATTTGCAAACATAGTAATGATATTAAGCTTATATATGAATGGATATATTCAACTGCTACACCACCAGCATGTATAGAGGCAACTGGAAAAGATCCTTATACGTTACGATTAGAAATATATAATAAACTTGCCAATATGCTTGGCATAACTCCAGTAATTACTGGTAAAGTTGCTAGAATACCGCTTAATGGTGCATTTGTGGACGAAATAACCAGAAAGGCAATGGCAGCTAGATATTATCCAGTGCCAGTTAATTCTGATATTGGATATAATGAAATCAATAATCTTCAAGCATTATCTGGTATCTATGCGAACGCAACTATGGGGGCAACTGGACTTGGCATGCCTACATTCGGCAATAGCTTCAATAGCCCTATCCCAGGGGTTAATGTTAGCTATTATAGAAGATAAAAGTAAGAGGCATCGGCCTCTTACTTATTTTTTTATTTTTTTAATAAACTAAAAAGATGTTTTGAAAAAATAGTTTAAAAAAAGGATGTTGAATGTATGATGTATATACTGGAACACTAGGAGCTTTCTTTAATAGAGAAAAAGTAGAATATGGACTTAACACTGTTTTAGCTAATGTTGATGGAAGTCTGAGTTATGAAGTCGCTGAGGATAGAGTCAGAGTGATTATATTAACTGGAGCTAACGATATAGAAAAAGAAGTTCCTACTTTTCAGCACCCTATTATTTTTGAAACAGTTAAAGGTGATAGGGCAGTAGCATGTGACTTAAGACCATTTATGAAATCTAATTTAGAAAATATTATAACTGTAAGAGATAAACTAGCTGATAAATATAATGGCATGTTACAATTGTATAGGCTAATTCTTACTAAGTTATTAGTAGAAGATGAAGGATATTGGCTAGGGGCGCTAAATGACCATCTTAGAGAATCATTTTCTACTATTATAAAAACAGTTATATCAGTTTTGACTTATAACGAATCAGTAAAAAGACCTGTTGAGATTGTTAGCGATTTGCATTATGCATCTGTAGATATAGATAAAGATATAAGCGATAAAAGTAAAATTTTAGAATTACTGCCTAGAGATGATACTAGTGATCTTTTAAGAGGCGACTATACTTATATTTATAGGAAAATTCTTGATGGTGATTTAATTTTGCCTAGTAGGACAATAGGTAGTTTGACTAATAACATAATAAATGTTTTAGATAGTAAACGTGCGTCTGGTATAAATGTAGATATCTTAGTTAAATCTTTATCAGCAGGATTTTTTAGCTTAGATAGAAAAGGTATAGCTATAGCTATGGTAGAAGATAAACCTACTTTAGCAGCATTGCTTTATATGGTTATAACCGAAAGTGTGAACAGCAAATCTACTTTTAGAAGAATAATCATGGGCGCAAAGAGATTTACAAAACCTAATGACTTTGTTAAAGGCTTTAAAAGAGTTATAGATGAACAAATAGTAGGCTAGTAACATATGTTACTAGCCTATATGGTTTTATTTTTTCTAATAGATAGATGTTCTGAATAGAAAAAGGAGTATTTATGGCGGATTTAGCAAACAGTTTTAAATTTAAATTAGAAGAGTATAAGAGAAATATAGATCCTATAAAACACTATATGAAAATAGCATCTTTTGTTAGGGATAAATTAAAACAAACAAATAATAGCAGAGAAGTCATTAAAGAATATATAAAATCTAATAAGAAGTATCAAAATCCTACTGTATATTTTAGAGAAAGAGATTTAGATGGTAATATATCTATGAAAAAAGAATCTCTTAAATCATATTTAGATAATGTAAAAAAAGAAGGTAATATTATGGTGCCTTCTGGAACAGTTTATTTTCCACCTAATAAAAAATTATCATTACACAGTGAATTTACGATGGTGAATAAGAAAGAACGCGACGTTCATAAAAAACAGGCATTTAAATACAAAATGGAAAAACTTTGGGACAAATTTAATTATCATAATACTATACAAAAAACTAAAAAAATATTTAATAACAGTCTGTCAGGGGCTTATGCTAGTGCTGGGACTATTCTTAATAACTCTTCAGCTCATTATACACTAACTAGTATGACGAGAGCTATGTCTGGTATTGGAAATGCTATATCCGAATCTATCATTAAGGGTAATAAACATTATAGAAATCCTGATGTTATGTTAAGTCACATAGCTACTGTAGCATTATGGGCAGATTTAGAAAGGATAGAGAGAACTGTTAAAAGGTATCATCTATATGTACCTACTGCTGATGAGGCTATGCAATATCTATTAAAAAGTAGTTCTAAATATTGGAGAGATATAGATAAAGAACTTATTATTTATAGATTCTTAAAATCTCTTAATGTGTATGAACGAGCGGCAGTTATTTATCATATAGATTTTTATGCTATACGTACTTTTAACGATAATTTCGTGAGAGGTATAATACATGATTTTTTAGAATATGAGGTTATTAATTTTACTAGAGAAGAAGCTAATAATATTATAGATAATACGAGCGAGGTAGTTCGTAATATATCTATATATAGCCTATCTGATAGATTAAAGGGCAAACAAAGAAATGATTACACAGATGAAGATATGGTAAACTTAGCTTCACTAGTTTTGAATGTAGAAAAAATTATGGGAACATTAGGTGAGGTTATAAGAACATTTTTTATAACATCAGTTTTTCCTCCAAACATTTCAAGAATAAAAGATATGGTTAGGGAGGCTATAGTGCTATCAGATACTGATAGTACATGTGCTACATATGAGGACTGGCCAGACTGGTATTTTGGTAAACCAGTTATGAATTCTCATGCAGTAGCTATAAGTAGTTTAATAATGTTTATAACTACAGAAGTTATGGACCACTATATAAAGTTGTTTGGAGTTAACCTTAATATAAGTTATGAAAAAGCTAAAGTATTAGCCATGAAAAATGAGTTCATGTGGGATGTGTTCGTTAATACTAATGTTTCTAAACATTATTATGCTAATATAACTATACAAGAAGGAAATATTTATGATTTCGAGGATAAGAAAGCCACATTAGAAAAAAAAGGAGTTAATCTTATAGCTCCTAATGCCTATGGTCCTATTAGAGATTTAGTAGACGATATGATGGTATCTATTATGGAAGATGTTAGAACTATTGGTAAGATAGAATTGACTAAATATCTTAATATGGTTAAAGGTGCTGAGCGATTACTTATTGATAAATTAAAAGAAGGCTCTCCAGAAATATTTAAACTAGAAAAAATAAAACCAGCTAAAGTTTATAAAAATGATCCTAGTCATTCTCCATATTTCTATCATCTTTTATGGGAAACTATATTTAAAGAAAAATATGGTTCAGCACCAGATCCAACATATATAGCCGTTAAGATTCCAGTTATAGTTAAAAGTAAATCAGATATGGAGAAATTTTTAGATAGTATTAAGGATAAAAACTTAGCTGATAAATTTAGAAAATTTTTAAAAGATCATGACAAGTCTCATATCGGGACATATAGGTTACCATTAGTTAAAGTATATGAGAAAGGTATACCTGATATTTTAAAAGATTGGATAGACGTTAAGAGAGTCGTAAAAGATAATTGCAATCCTTTATATATGGTTTTAGAAACTATTGGGTATTATTTAAAAGAAGATTCTATCTTAACAGAATTAGATGGTATGATCTAATGATAGTGCATAAAATAAAAGAAAAAGGATTGCTATGGGCCATTTTATAGACCAACATACGTTTATAATAATCTTATTAATCTTATTGTTATTACTTTTACCAGAATATTTATAAAAGGAGAAATTAGATGGAAAGACTTATTGTTTTAACTGGATATAGTAGATGTGGAAAAGATACCACTGCTAAAGCTTTAAAAAATAGATATAAGAAAAATGGTAAAAAAGTCGATATTTTTAATTTTAGTAGGGTACTTAAAGAAATTTTATCTAAGATATTGGATATAAGTATAGATAAGTTAGATAAGTTAAAAAATAATCGTGTAACTATAGAAACAAAATATTTTAGTTTTGATATTAGAACATTGTTAAAAAGAACAGCTGATGTTTTTAGAGGTTTAAGAGGTGATGATTTTTTCGCTAGACAGATAATAGACTCTATAACAGAATCAGAGGCGGATGTTATTATTATAACGGATTTGAGATTTCATGTAGAATATGAAACTTTAAAATCTTTAGGCAAAGAGTTCGTTACAGTAAGAGTTATAAGGAATGACCCCGAATGTAAAGCGAGAAAAGGGGATGAAGAAGTTGATGCCTTAGCATACGATATAAGACTTATCAAAGAGGATAATGGTAAATGCATCGATAAACTATACAGCCAAATAGAAGAAAAATATAAACTTATGGTAATATAGGTCGCTCTATATTACCATATAATTTTATAAGTATTGTTAACTTTATCAACTAGAGCCTTACCTATAATGTTACCTGTAGGATCAGTCAGATCTAAAAGTTTAGGATCTTTACTTTTATTAGTGTGATAGTAATAATCACTTTCAAATGTTTCATTAACATTTTTACTATATATTTTACATCTAACATATACTTCATTATCATCAGTACATGTACTTCCATCTGAACAAGTTAATTCAGTCTCCCAGACATCTACATCATCGCCATATAGAGTCTCTTCTTTTATAATATTATTAAAATTAGGATCTTCTGCTACTTGCCATTTAATAGCTACTATACCACTTATTTCATTAGCCTTTACAAAATCTTTTAAATAAAATCTAGCCATAATTAACTCCGTTTATTAATTTCAAAGAAATTCATTCTTCGAATATTTTGAAAAAACTATAATAAGGATAACCTATGATAAATTATGGTATAGAAAGCATATATAGACAAAAGGATACCAGTTTTTTAGATAGTTTACAGAATGATATAGAAGAAATTTATGATATTATAAAACTTAGTGTTCCAGACATATTAGAGTCTTTACGGAATTTAGACAAGGGATATGAAGATTATAATAAATATAAAAAAGAGATACAGATTAGTTTAATAAAAGATAAATTAGATCATATGTCCAAAATTTTAACTGAAAGATTTGGTGTAAATATATTTATAAATAACTTAGTAGATAAAGATAAAATAGTTAATATAATCATCCCACCATTAAATAGTGGCGTTATAGATTTAGCCATGAAAGATATAGATAAATTGTTTCATAAAAAGTTTACATTATCGAGCTTATGGGAAGAAACTCTTAGTAAGAATGAACGGATATCATATGATTTTATTAGAAACTTAAGAGATGCAATAAAATCAGGACAGTTTAGCTTAGATTTAAAGAATGCTAGAATAGTAGGTCTTAACCATGTTAAAGTACCTATATCTTTTAACTTTTTAGCGGCTATGATATTAAGATTAGAACCAAAAGAAGTTGTTTCTATTATTTTAGAGCAGATAGGGCTACTATTTACACATTTGGAATATTTGTATACTACCACGAATAATAATTATACCTTGTTAAATACATTTCTAAATGAAAGATTTAATAAACAAACTCCTCCATTAGAGGCATTAAAATTAGCATTAGCTAAAACAGATATAGACGTACCATTAGATTTTACTACACCTATGGCCGTACTAGAAGCATTAGACATATACATATTAAAAACTTTTAGATATGATAAGAATAAAAAAGATATGACTTTAGACTATCAGTCATTAAGTGACGAATTTGTTACTCTCTTTGGATATGGTGGTGAATTAACATCTGCGTTGATAAAAATACAAGATTGGGGTAAAGTATCTTTAGAAATAAAAAAAGATCGTACATTGGCTATAGCGATTAATATTATTAAAATATTAACATTTTTATCTAGCGCAATTATAACTATTTTAATATTTGGAGTGTTTGGTATACTAATAGTAGCGGCTATGATAGGTGTAGCTATGATAAAGCTTGTTATAAAATTTATACTTAACTTAGTATTTTCTCTACTAGCTGCCATATTTAATTTAGATTTGGGTTCTTATAGCAATACTGAAGTTCTTATACAAAGATTAAATAAATTAAAACTAGACCTAATAAAGCAAGTAAGGCAATTAGGTAATGGCGATAAAATAGAAAAAAGCATTATTATAAGTCAGATAGACTTTATAAAAAGAAATATTTCCTTTCTTAAAAATAAGTTAGGAATTTTAAATAAAAGTGATAATACTTTAATGAATGAAGATATTGAAACTTTACAAAAGAAATTTGTTGAGCAATTAACAGAAAATGAGTTGCATTATTATAGTGCCAAATTTTCTGATCTAAAAAAATATCAAAAATAAGGATAAGACATGATGGTGTTTAGAGGTAACATTTTCGATGAAAATTCAAGTGTTGAGGAAATAGCGGAAAAATTTCTAGAGCCTAGTCAAAATCTTAGATATGAATATCCAAATTTGGAAGTACTACCTAAGGAAGAAAGAAAGGCTATATGGGTAGGAGCAGTTTTTAAAATAGTGGACGATATAGAGTTGGATATGGATAGAAATCTATCTAGGGTAGTATTAAATGTGATAATTAAAAGAATAGCATCTGCTATAGCATTAGCATTAAGAGAAAATAATATAGTAGATGATACTTTTGTAATAGAGTTAGGGTTTAAACTACTTGAAGATAAAATAGCTATGTACTCTAATAAATTTAAATTATTCCGTTTGACTAGAGAACAATATGCGGCTAAATATATAAAAGATAAGCAATTGTATAATAATTTTACTATTAGAGCATATTTGGAAGTATAGAAAGGTTTTACAATGTTTTTTTATAATGGAAAAAAATTTCAACCATTCGCTAAAAAAGAAGAACTTAAAACTGTATTTTCACCATTATCCATGAGTCTTAAAAAAGCTTATCCATTATTAGCCACTATGTCTAATGATGAAAAAGAAGCTATACTAACTGGATTGGTAGTAAAAACAGTAGATAAATTAAAAGAGGATACGAGATTAGCGGCAGAAATAGCTGGGTTATCCCCTGATAAATTAAAAGCTATTGCCGCTATATTTGCTAATGGTTTAGCTTTAGCACTATATGAGCATAATAGTATAGATACTGAAAAAGTAAAAAATATAGCATTTGAGGTTATGCATACAAGGCTAATCATGATGGCTGGTAAGTTTAAAATCTATAAGGTTATTAAAGAACCGTTTAGACCCATAAAAGCTTTAGAAAATGATAAAAATTTAAAACTTTTCATTACAGCATATAACAAATTTTAAATAATAAGTACTAGTAGGCTAATCCTACTAGTACTTATGTTTATATTTTTACTACAGTTATAGATATATCTGGCTTTACGACTAGCTCGCCATTAGGTTGTCTGACTAATCGTTTATTGACTATGAATTTAGAACTATATTCTACATAGTTTAGAATATTAGTTTCATTATTAGGGAATATATTAGATATTCTCACTGATAATACATCAGGTCCTATACTCTCTTCTATTTTTTTCTCTATACTAGCTATAGTAACTGGTTTGGATAGTTCTTCTTGTACTATAAGCGCTACTTTTCTTTCCATAGCACTAGTTAATACAAATGGTATTTCCTTATCTACATATATAATAACAGTAGGGCTAACAAAGTTATCGAAAGCTACATTTAAATAGTTAATATTAACCACTACTTTATTTAAATTGTTAGATGGTATAAATTTTATTCTAGTATTATCTAAAAGATATTGATTTATAGTTTTTAACTCATCTGTTATAACATTAGTCAGTTCTTTAAAGTAAGCGATTCTATAATCTTTATAGGTTTTATTTGTTACTCTTAAGAAATTATCCTCTATGAGTAATAGAGTAGGTATATGTATAACACCGAACTCATTATCTATAATAGGCTTCCCATTATCATCTAACATTACATCACCTTTATGATGTAAAATAACTGGATTTCCATTAGAATCTTTCACTATTTCACCCGCATGATGAGCTATGACCAATTCTACGTCATCATCTTGACCATCGTTATCTGTATCTTTAGGCACTATTTTAATAGTACCGTCCTTGTCTAACTCATATACATTTTCTTTATATGTTAGATAAACATCTTCCTCGTATACTTTAAATTTTCTTCTAGTATAGCTTAGTCTATAATTAGTAAATAAATTTTCTAAGACTATACCGAAATTTATATCAAAAAACTCTTGGTAAAATACTGCTGTTGGAGTTTCATTATAAACTAAGGTTAAATCCCCAGCTTCTATTCCATTAGGAAGATCATTTTTTGTAGTATATATAGTCATACTGAAGTTAGTAGTTATATTTACTCCCATTTCAGCTAAATCACCAATACCATTAACAAGCATTAAAGTATCATTTTTATCTATATAACCATTTGTTTTTAGATTAAATGTAAAGTATACTTTATCATTAGTTATAGTAGAATTACCTTTAATTATGAATTTACCACCATTTTTAGTATGGTAAACTAGTTCGCCAAATAGATAATTAGAGCCTATTTCAGTTATCCATGATTCTGGTTCTATTTCTATAGTAGCGATATAATTATCGCTATCTTCTTCTATTTTATATTTCATACTTCTATCTAATATAGTAACAGTAGATGTGGAGTTGTCATTAATGTATGTAGTTTTTACATTATCTATAGTAGGTTGGTTAACATCATAAACTCTTAAATATAATCCATTTTCTTTATCTAAAATATATTTATATAGGTTAAAGAAATATTTATTCTTGTTATATTCATCTATTTTAGATAACGCCATATTAGCTAATTCTGATTCTTCATTACTATTTAATGGTCTAATGGTGCCATTTTTATATTTATAAAATTGGAATGGTTCTATAATAGTATAATTGTCTCTAAATTTTATTTTCTTACTATTTATATTTGGTTTATACAAATGAACTTCATTGTAAAATTCGTCTATAGTTGTAAATACATCGTAATTTAAATTGCCTATATTTTTATTAACTAGTATCTCTCTTTCTAATAATGTATTAAATGTAGCAGCATAACTAAAACCATAATTAGTTATCTTATCTTTTATTTCATAGATAGTTATAGGGAGTTTGTTATCGCCAGTGCTTTTGGTGATGACCTTATTCTTAAGCTCTTGAAATGTTATTTCATCCATACCACCATATGTATAGGTATTAGCAGATACAACAAAATTAATATTTTTTATACCAGTTATACGAGGATCTGTAGTATTAGGCATCTCTATATGGAAGACAAAATCTGTGCTGTTATAACTATATAGTGGCTCTACTATATTACCTAATGTTGTATATAACTCAACATTGACAAAACTTTCTATCATATCTTTAAATACGAATACTGATGGTACTTCTAAAACTATATTATTGTCTAATGGTTTTATTAAAATATAAGGGACATCCGGGTTGTATACAAATTCACTATATGTTTTCTTTAACTCTATAGGGAGACCCGTTTTTAAATCCATACTATCAGCAGTTAAGAATGTATATTTTTCGTTATTATTTAATTTAAATTCCATAACTATTGGAGAACCCTTTATTATAGTTTCATTATAGACATATCGTTTAATTTGCTGTAATTCAATATCTAATAATATCCATTCCATTCCATTATTATCTGTTAATGTTGTAGAATCTATCATCTCTCCGCTTTTATAGCTTATATCTAGTGTATTATACATAAATTTGGCAAATGTCTTACCATTATTATATACTTTTACTAAAATATCATTAAGTAAAGTATATGTTAGATCATTGATAGTTATAGTACTAAATTTCGGTATAATTATCTCAGTATAGTTACCAGTCCTATAGCCAAAATTTAAAATATCTTTCTTGTTAATCATAAAACTAAAACCAGCTTTACTTGGAACTGCAAAAATATTATTAAGTTCGTCATTAGTTAGATGGTGGTATAATGATTTTTTATCAGTAGCCAAATATGGATACATATTTCTCATATTAGAAGCATACTCTTGAGCTAACGCTGAACTTATTGTGGCTGTATTTTCCATTAGAAAAATAAATGGATTACTTGGATCTGGGATATCTAATTTACCATTTAAGCCTTTATCTATATAATCTAGACTTTTAACCATAATAAGGTTGGGGTCATAGATATATTTAGTTAACTCTTTTTTTATATCATCTTTATTCATGCTCTTCTCCTTTTACTGTGTTATACGTAATTACTAGCTTCTACGTGTAATGATTTATTTTTATAAGGATTTTGTAATAAACTTATTTCGTCAAGTAACCCAAATTCAGAAGGATCTTTTATTTTATCTTCTTGTGGTTTCAATATCTCAGGATCTTCATTTAGTATGAATTTTTTATAACTAGGACTATCTTTGCTTATTAGCCAGACTATCTCATAAGTTTTTAAGTTTATAACTGGATATCCTCTAAAGTCAAATAAGCGTAATAGATCATAATCGATAGGAACCATATTAGATTTCTTACCGCTTAGAACATTTCTAATGTCTGGATGAAATATACCCATAAGGCGGTTAAAGTCTAATAGGTTTCTAGTATAATTATATCTAGCCCCCATACATGTGAAATTGATATTAATTTCATTTGTTTGCTCGTTATAGGGTTTATCTCTAGAGTAATCAGCATATTTTCCTGATGGCCATGACACTGGAAAACTCGCACCTGTTACAAATGATTTAGTTATATACCTATTTGTACTGTCTAATGTAAATTTGTATATTCTTGTATTATAATCAAATTCATTTTCTAAAATAAAATCTATATATGGGTATAAAACACCCTCAAAAACTAATGACGCATATTGTATCCATTTTTCGAATAACAATGTTATAGGCTCATTAACAAAGTTCTTAAATGTNGCAGTTAAATTAAATACATCATTAATTTCAAANGTNCCATCTATCATAGNTATTTGCTCTTTCCTTAATCCAGAAGATGAGGTAAAAGTAGGAACAGCACTATCTGGCCATCCTGATAAGTTTATTAATGTATTTGTTAGAATAGGTATGAATGGCATAAATTTATCTACTAATGGAGTATCTATAATTTCCTTACTATAAAAATCACTATTTAGCTCATATGGGCATCTTGGATCTAAAGTAACCCTAACAAACCTATTTATAGAAAGTTCATTATTATCTAGTAAAGACCCCATATAACTACTATTTCTAATATTTTCAGTATGCAAGTTAAGTTGGGGTCTTGTGAAGAAAACTATACCTTGACTATCTTTATTACTTGTTAGGACAGGTAGATTCTGACTATGACCAAAACCATATAAAGCATTACTCACTGCTTTATCTAATGGTTTATTTTCTGAATAGTCTAAAACTTCGTTAATATTTAATTTATCTGACATACCTAGCTCCTTTAATTTTTCAAGTGAATTCTTTTTTTATTTAATCCTCTATGATATAATTGATTGAATTAATGTAAAAAAAGGAGATATCTATGACTGGAGAGGTTCTAACTAAAGGTATTTTAAAATTAGGCAACATTATAAAAGCCCTAGTTAATGGAGACAGTATTAAATTAACATCAGACCCAGATGTACTCTTAGAAGGAAAAATGACTAAGATTTTATCAAAATTTATTATAACACCTAACGTAATAATAGATAATGATCTAAGATATTTAGATCCAACAAACCTTAATAAAGCGATCAAGACTGAATTAGATTTGTTTACTGCTGTTTATATTAATACTATTCAAGTTCTTTTATCTATATATGGTGTAAAACCAGATGTAATTATAGATAAAATGGGAAATAATAATGCACTAAAGAACATTAATGCCATTAATGCTAATGAAAGTTTTGATTTCGTCCATGATGCGTTATTTAATAATGACGGAGTTTTACCTATAGCTGGATTAGAATCTAAAAATCACAATAATAAATATAAAGCTGGATATGAAAATACTAGTGCTGATATTATTAGAACTAATAAAGAAGGTGAGAAATTTATTAATAATTATACTGTTAGTTGTAAAATACTTATGCAAAATGGTGATTATAAAATTTTAAGTATACCGGTAATAATATATCCAAATATCATATATACAGACGCTAGAACTTTAATAGGTAGTATGCTAGATTCAGATGTAGATAAGACTTTTATGGATAGACTAGATCAGTATAGAGCTGGGCTTATATCACTTTCAGATTTAATTTTTGCAACTGACCTAGTTAAAAAATATAGAGAGAAAAAAATAAAGAATAAAAATGATGTAGCGATTTATCTTAATGCTATAGATAAAACATCTACTATAGGCGACTTATTAAAAGGTAAAAAATCATTTTACAAAAATTTTAATATTTATATATTCGATATAAATAAAAAACCGTTAATAGAAAAACAAGTTAAAGGGTCCATACTTAAAAATAAATATAAAGATACTTTCTTAGATAAATTAGCTGCATTTTCTACTTGTTTTATGGATGAACAAAAAGAAGAACTTATACTCTTTATAGATAGCATACCTGGTTTTAGCGTTATAGGATATAGGATGCTAGCTAAAGGTAAATATGACGATCTGAATAATATTATAAAAGATCTATTTAATGGCAGACAGCCATTTTAATCTTATTAAAAAGGTTTAAAAATGAGAAGAGATATGACTAATATTTTTTTAGATAGGGACTCATTGTTAGAAGTATCTGGAGCAATAGAAGAGAGTATAAACGGTACTCTCATCCCTAATTTAAAAGATATTATAAATAGCATTAAGGGTGAGAAGGTTATAAGTCAGAATGTTTTATTTTCAGAACTTAATCTTAAGTCAGACGAGAATTTTTTTAATAGATTACTGAAAGTTTGTAATAATTATAGTAAGATATTACCTAAATTAAAACAAAAAATAGATGAAGAATTACCAGATAGGTTTAATTCTAATACTAGTAATGTTAATATTAAATTAGCTACTGCGCTAATAGGTGTTGGATCATTTTTAGCTGAAAATTTGAATGATATTTTAATGTTTATCATAGCTAGATTTTATTTAAGATCTAATATAGATATTGATAAAATCATTGTTGATAAAATTGGTAAGCAGCTTATCTTTCTTATAAAGAAATTGCCAGAATTAGAAAATGCGAAATTTGAGACTATAGTAGATATTATTGGCAATGTTCCTGTTATTGGAACTATAAGAAAAGAAAATACTTCTTTTATACCTACTGATGTAGTTACTAGCTTTATGACTAATACATTTAAGATAAAGGATAGATTTACACTAGGTTTTATAAAATCCATCTTTAATTCTAATGGTAATAAAAATGTTAAAAAAATAGGCGCTACTGGATTTATCTACAACCCTATATACCATATAAGGCTACTTTTAGTAGACCTAGAAGAATTAAGATTAGAAAAACTAAAAGATAGTAAAAGATTACTAGAACTTAGATTAATAGAGCTTAAAAATAGAGCCAAACAAGAAAATGATCCTAAATTAGAACAAGCTATTAAGTATTACGAAGATAAACTAGAAAAAATAAATAGAAAGATAGAGAGATACCTAGAAGGGTAATCTCTCTAAAATTAAGGAGTTATATTATGCTAGTAGTAGAAAACTCTATTCCAGAACCTAAGCTAGATTATATAGACTATAGTACGGAAAGTACTGATAGTTTAGTAAATAAGTATTTTAGCGATATTAATAGTCTAGATAGTTTGGTTCTAGATTTACAAGTTAAAAATCACGCTCTTAATGAATTAGGTGCGTTATATAATAATATAAATGAAAAAGATGATGAGCATTTAAAACTGTATGTAGCTAGTGAGGCTATGGAATATGCTAGATTAGCAGGTGTTGCTAATGAGATTACTTATGGTAACGAAGGAGTTCTTGATTTTATTTATAAAATTATAACATCTATTTTTAAAGCTATAATGAGTCTTTTAAAAAAGATAATAAGTTTTATAAAAAATATTTTTAATTATATCATGGGGTTTTTCGATAAAAGAGTAAGTAGTAGCTCTAGAGTAGAGAAAGAAAAAGAAAAAGTAGAAAAAGAATTTGATAAGTTAACTGATGATATCGTAGACATTGTAAATAGTAAAAAAGATCCAGGTACACCTTTATCAGATCAGTTTTTACAGGCACAAAAAGAGAAAATTAAAAAACTAGAAAAAGAGGTAGTAGAAAAAGCTAACAATTTAAAATATCTAAAGGTATTTGATATAGATGCTAAAGATGGTGTTATAGATGCGTCTAAAGTATTACTAGGATATAGATTTTATGTTAGTGGTGTAAACAGGTTATCTTCATTTATGAATAGAAAATACTCCTTTCTTTTAAATTTTATGCTTTTTGATTATGTTAAGAAGAATGATAATATTAATAAACCTATTAATATTATTTTAGTAGCTAAAAGATATATGGAGTATATAAAAGAGTATGATAAAGGCATGCGGATACTTCTTAAAAATAATGCAACTAATAGAAAAGCGTTAAATGATGAAGATAGAAAAGAGTTTGAAAAAGCTAATAATAAAATGAACGATATCGTAAATACATTAGATAGCCCATATATAACAAGTTTTAGAACTCTCGTAACTCAGATATATAGAGAAGTATTTAGTATGGTAGAGGAACAATATGATAGAACAAAAACATATATAGATGTTGAGAATGTATCTGTTAAAGGGCCTAGTGCTATGCGTGGTTTAGGTCATTTAAATAAGTTCCTTAAAGATGCTAATTTTATGCTTATGGCTAGGGCTATAAGTGCTATCTTTAGAGAAGATATTCTTAAAGATTTACATATTTCTAAAAATGAAAATAGAGCTCTGTTAGGATCTGCTAATAATAGAATATTTGCTATAGAAACTTTGGAATCAGATAGAAGAAAACTTAGAAAAATGGATAAAGAGTTAAAAGATGATATAACTAAACTAAAAGATATGATAGAAAGTAATAAAGTTAATATAGATACGTGTTTAATGGAAGCAGCTAAAATACTTGATAAAATGATTAAAGGCGGTTTACCAAAACTAACTAGTGCATCTATAAGTGATTTATCTAGCGTCGATAAAATAGTTTTTAAAAGTGTATCTACAGATGATCTTGATCGGGTAGGTTATGATATAAAAGATGTTAGATCTAGATTAGCAGAAGTTAAATATAATTTTTTAAAACAATATGTATATCTATTAGAATTTAGTAAGAATACTAATTACGTAAAAGAAGACCTAAAACAAAAACAAAAAAGATTAGAACAGTATAAAAATGATCTTATTGATATGGAGAAAACCATTAAGAACGATCTAAAGGCTCTAAATGAAAATCATAGAGATATGGCTGGTAAAATTATAGGTAAAATTCTATCTGCTGTCAATACAGCTACTACTGTTTACGCTAATAATGTTAAAGAATTGAGTAAAGTAGAAGTTATGTCAGTATTAGCATATAGAGAGTCTAAATTTTATGCGTTAATTAAAGATATTTTAAATCTTTATAAAGAAAAATTACTTATAAGAGACATAACAAATTTAGGGCTATAATATATTAATATGAGATAGATTAAAATAGCTAGATAGTTATGTACGATACCATACAGGTTCATCGTGTGCTAGAAGCGCACATTAAATTTAAATCTAAAAAACACATAAAGGAAGGTAAAATGAGTTTTAAAATAGATTTAGGACTTAAAAAAGATCAGCCAGCTCATGTTGAAAATATCGATATGGGCGTAGCTATTGAGGAAATGTATCGAGCTGAGTATGCACTAAAAGAGTGTGAAGTAGAAGAAGCTATTTTAACTTCAGCTGTAGAAAACCTACAAAGAGGTATTGAGTTCTCTAAAGCTGTAGTAGAAAAAACACAAGACGAAAGTTTGGCTATTGTAGTTGGTAAAGAAGCATTAGCTTCATCTCTTAGAATCATAGGACAAGAAGAAGTATTAGAAGGCGTAACTGCTGGAACAGAGTCTTATGAAGCTGGAATTGAAGCTAACGAAAACATACTTACAACTATGATAAAAACACTTAAAAAATATGTTAAGAAAGCTTGGGAATTTTTAGTAAATCTAGTAAGTAAAGTTGTTGACTATATTAAAGGCCTTTTTGGACAAAAAGGTTATGCTGCAGCTAAACTACAAAAAATTCTGGATAAAGCTAAAGAAGAAGGTAAGACTAAACTATCTAAAGATAAATTTGATGAAGAAGTAGCTGTGAAATTGGCTAGCAATAACATAGGTGTAATTGAAGCAGCTGGTGGAGCACTTAGCGTAAAATCACTTCAAGGACAAATAAAAGAAATATCTGACTTTTTTGATAAGCGTGGATCTATCTTAGCTAGTTTAAAACTTCTAGATAAATCTGTATTTGATGCTGCATCAAAACTAGGTAAAGATAGCAATATGGAACAAATTAGAAAAGCTATATCACTTATGCCTGTAGTTTCAGTTGTTTCAAAAGAGGCTGAAGGTATTTTTCCTGATGGACTTAATAAAAATATAATCGAAGCAGTTAAGAAAGAACTAGGTGGAGATGTTAAAAGAATCCATGCAAAAGGATATATAGCAAGTGGTAAAGTAATCTTAGTTCCAGTAAAATATTATGATGGAAGCGAAGATGTTGTACAAAAATTGTATGATAATAACCTTAAAGGCGCCGATGCACTAAAAGCATTTAAAGAAGCAGTAGCTGGTGTAAAATCTAAAATAGTAGTTATTAAACCAGAAACTAAAGATGCTGAAAAATATGCTGATAAAATAAAACCATTAAACTTTAATGAAGCTACTTCATTAGTTAAAGAGGTCGATAGTATTACAAGTACTATGGAAAAATATACAAAAGATTTTAAAGCTGATGTTGAAAATGCTAAAAATAGAATACTTAATAGCATTGACGCTGTAGAAAAAGAAATGGCTAAACAATCAGAAGAAGATGAAATCAAAAGTCTGGTAGCTAAAACATTAAAAGATTACTTAAAAATCGTAGACAGCGTTGCTAGAGCAGAAGTTAAAGCTACTGTAGAAGCGACTAAAAATATTGTTAAACCTTCATGGGGCGATTATGTTATTGAATCTGCTAAACTATACGAAGGTGAGGGTACTAAAAAATAAAAAAGGAAGAAAAATAATAGTGTAGGCATGGGTCTAACCCACGCCTATACCTTCCTTTTTTATTATTTAAGATATTTATATGAGATAGATAGGACACCGATACTTTAGTATCAGTTTATTAATTTTAGATGGGCTACTCTTATTGTAATAGATGCTAGAACTTTAATGTAATTTTATTATATAAATCAAAAGGGGTAATATAATGGGTATTAAAATCGATCTTGGGTTAAAACAAAAGAGACAAGATATGGAAAAAGATCATGGAGATCCTATAGTAGCTCTCGAAGCATTACTTAATGTTAAGAACGAATTAAAGACTTATGAGTTGGAATATGATGCTTTGAACGCTGCTATAGAAAGTCTTCAAAAGGGTATTGAGTTCTCTAGGGTAGTGGCTGAAAAATCCAATGATAAATCTTTACATATAGCGGCAGGTAAAGAAGCGTTAGCGTCTTCCCTAAGAATCATTGGACAAGAGAATATAGTAAAAGATGTAACTGCTGGAGCGGAGTCATATGAAGCTGGTCTAGAGGCAAATAAAAATATTCTAGACAAAATGATAGAAAAAAGTAAAGAGCTCGCTAAAAAAACAAGAGAGAAGACCGCCTTACTACTTAAAAAAACCAGTATTTTTATAAAAGATACTATAGGCGGTGGTACTGAAGCTGCTAAAAAGATTAAGTTTTTACTGAGTGAGGCAAAAAAGGAAAAAAGAGTTAATTTAAAGACAGATAGATTTAACGATAAAACTGCAGTTAAGCTTATAAATACTATTAAATTATTGGCATATCTTAAAGGAAATAAAGGTGTTGCTGCCAAAGATTTAGAAAAGTTAGTAGAAGAGCTAAGTAAGAGAATCTTAGAAATGAGTAATATTAAAGAAATAATACAACCAATTAGCACATTTAAAGATAAAGCAGAAAAACTTATTTCGTCTATTAGTGATGATATAACCATTACTGATATAGTAAAAATTTTAAATTTAAAAGAAAACGTTATGGTCCCTCTTGAAGAAAATAAGGTAGAAATAGTAGATAAGGTAGATGGGGACTTAGAGAAATATATTAAAAATGTACAACCAACTGATATCAAGAGTGGTAAGTGTAAAATTATATATTATAATGGGGATAGTATTGTTCTTTATTATATATATGTAAAAAATAGTTATGTGATTAGGGCATTAAAAGATAACGGATTGAAAGGCCTTGAGGCAGTTAAAACTGTTAAAGATTTTTTAAATAATCTATATTATTTAACTTATCCTTTTCACCCTAAATTAGAGTTTGTTGAAGCCTATGCTAATAAATTAAAACCTGTACCATATAAAAATGTAGCTGCCATAGCTGATAAATTAGAAAAAATTGCTAATAAAGTTCCGACAGCTATAAAAGATATTGAGAAAAAATATAATAGTAGTATGGAAAGCATAGGTGATGCCGTAATAGATATACGTGATAGATTGAATAATAAAATAAAGTCTGGAGAAGGATTAAGTGAACTAGAAATTGAAACTTATGAACTTTTAAGACTTTATCACGGGTTTATTAGTTTTGATATAGCTAGAAGATTAGATGCGGAAATAGATGTATTTAGAGATGCTATAAAACCTAAATGGACCAAAATTATAGAAGAGTCTATAAAACTATATGAAAAATAAAACTATAGGTATGGTTTTAACCATACCTATAACTTTCTTCTCTTTATTGATTTAAGAAATTAATATGAAGCGATTTTAATCCCAGAAGGAGAGCTTAGATTACTTAAAGAAACAGTTAAACCAGCATGGGAGGATTATATAATTGAATCTGTTAAACTTTATGAAAAAGAAGGCGGAGAGAAAAAAGAATAACAAAATAATAATAGGCGTGGGTTCATTCCCATGCCTATATTCTTTCTTATTGTTTCATATCTATCTTATCCAACGTATTAAATTGAAAAAAACAGTATATGAAAGGACATGTAATGTTTAAAATTAACCTAGATATAAAACCTAATCTACCAGTATATATGGAGAGTGATGGTGATATAGAAGCATTTGAAGAAATGTGTAATGCCGAGAACGACTTAAGAAGTCACGAATTAAAACAAGCGTTAGTTACTTCTGCTATAGAGTATTTAAGTCATGGTTTAGAATTTTCTAAGGATTTAGTAGATAATAGTCGCGATGAAGAGTTAGGATTAGAGATTACTAAAAGTACCTTGAAATCTACATCTAAGTTATTAGGGCAGAATGCAGATATTGATAAAATAGCCGATAGTATTAAAAATTATGAAGTTGGAGTAGAGGCTAGTGATAATGTTTTAAAAAAATTATTGGCTAAAACAAAAGAATTGATAAAAAAAGCATGGGATTTTTTAGTAAATTTAGCTAAAAAAGTTGTAGTATTTTTAAAGAATTTTATAGGTACTAAAGATACTGCTACTAAAATTAAGAAAGAATATGATGAAGCTAAAGCTAAAGGTTTTAAAAAACCTTCAGAAGTTAAGTTCAGCGTTTTAGAAGCAGAAAATGCCATTCAGCCTCTTTCCCTCTTGATGAGATTAAAAGACACTGATGGTATTAATGCTTCTGACATAGAAAAAATAGTAATAGATAGTGCAGAAAGAGTAGCTGAATTTAACGGTGGTGAAGAATTTATAAAACCATTAAATAACTTTCAAAAGGTAGAAAGTAATTTTTTAAAAAATATTGATGAAAACGCTACTTTAAGAGACATATTTAAACTTTTAGATTATGAAAAAGAGTTGCTTAAAGTACCACTAAAAAAAGGAATATATTTTTTAGATAAACTTCCGGAAAAACTTAAAGAAATCATTATAGAATCATCACAAGCACATATAGCTGGTGGATTAGGTAGGATCATTTTTAAAGTAGTTTATAACGATGGAGGTGGAGTGGGATTATTATCCACATCAGATCTTGGAGGTGCCGTTATTACTGAACAAGATTTAGATAATATAAAGGGAACTAAGGCATTTATATATGCCGAGCATTATTTTAAAAGTTTAGATGTATCTTTTTATTACGGTACTCCTATGTTCAAATCACTTCAAGAAGACGCAAAATTGATAAGCAAATATGCAAAATACATAAAACCTATACCGTTAGATAAAATTAACTCAATAAGAAAAGATTTAGAACAGCTAGTAGAACAGACTAAGAAAAATTCACAAATTTTACAATCTAAAATTGAAAAAGCCGATGAAAAAGTAAAAAATATGCTCGCTATTCTAGATGAGAAGTCAAAAATATATGAAAAAAATGCTTTTTCCGATGTAAATTTACCTAAGCATATAAATGGATTGAAAATTGAGTACTGTAAATATTTAGAATCTCGAGCAGGAGCGGGGTTAAAAGCGGAACTTAAGTTTTTAAAAGCTTTAGTTAAACCTCCATATGAAAAATATATCTTAGAATCTTTAAAGCTATATGAAAAATAAAATATTGGTATAAGGTTAGGGATTTGCCTTAACCTTATATATTAATATCTTTTTTAGTTGAAATTACAATAAAAGGATGTAACTATGGTAAATATAAGATTTATGACTAAAGACGATAACCCTAAGAGAGATATGTCTGTTTTTGATTTTAAGACTTTATTTAAAGGGTATACACAACCACCTAGTATAGTAGAGAGTTTAGAAATACTAGATAAGTTTAAGAAGGATTTAATAGAAGATGGTATATTAGAATCGGATATGACTATGGGCGATGTTATACATGCTGTAGTAGATAGAGCTAGACGTTTGAAAGATAGATCATCTAGTTCTATGCTAGATAGCGATATATTTTATGGTTTTAATGCGTTAGCTTTATATATAAATTTCCTAAATACTTATCCTAGATTTGATATAAGTAGAGACACAATTAATTCTGGTCTATTTGATAATTTAAATAGGTGGACTTATGATTGTAATTTATCAGATGATGTAGATTTAGCATATATTGGATATAGTAAGATAGAATTAAATAAAAAACTAAATGAAAATGCGGCTAAGTTAGATTTAACAACAACTATAGCATATATTTATAGCTATCTAGGATATCCGGTCGCATTATACTTTATTTTTATTCTAACAAATTTAATGAAGGAAGAAGATGATAACTAGACTTATTATGTTGGAGGCTACTGATTATACAGTAGACCTCCCAATAGTACAAGATATAGTTAAGGATTTTAAAAAAGAGGTCTTTAGGGATAAGGATGATAATTTAGATGTATATATTTACCAAGATGGGGAGACTTATGATAACGAAACATATACTAATGAGATAGGTAGGCATAAATTACTCGTTAGTTATAGTTGTGAAGAAGGTGAGACTTTATCTTATTATCCTAGCATATATAAAGCTAAAGATAAAATTATTTTAAAAGACAAACAAACTGGTTTTACTATAAGACCTATAACAACTCCTACAGATATGACAATAAATTTTACATATAAAAATAAATCTAAAGTTGTTATGCAAAAAATAGTTAATAGACTCAAAAATCTATATAAGTTTACAGGTTATCGTTTTTCACACAGACTTTCTTATAAATATCTTTTCCCAAAACCTCTTATTGATCTTATAGAACATATAGCGAAACTTCTAAATAAAGATATATATAAATTCATAGAAGAATCCGCAGTAGTTAAATTCGATTATGCTGTTAAAAGAGGTTCTAATTATAAAGTTCCAAGTTTTAGAGGTGTTCAAGGTGGAATTATAGGTAATTTTTTGGAAGAAGGTAATAAGATAAAAATAGGCACTGATGACATATATTATACTATAGACTTTTCTTATATTATAACGTTCGATAAACCGACGGCATTAGCAGTTCATTATCCTATTTTAGTTAATAATAAACCATTAGACAAAAAATGGTTACCAAAACAAGAAATAGCTGCAGGTAGGGATAAAGCTACAGGTAAATTTGACGTAAGTAGGATTATATCTGATAAATTTAATTTTGGTACTTTATTTACAGATATACTTATAAGAGTACCTACCTATGATCAATTTACACCATTTCATAGTGATAATGGTTCTAAAATAATGTTATTGTCTATATTAATAAATTTAGAAGAAGATAAAAAAGATATTCTCTTAAATATAAATGATTTAAAACGTATAGGACTTCCGGATGAAATAGTAGAATATTTATTAGAAACAAATGAAAAAGATCTATTTACATTTACACAGTCATTATTTTATATAGAGCTTTATGAAAATAACTATATAAAAGATAAGGAAATGTATAAAGATACTGAAGGTAATATTAGAACAGAGATACCTTTAGACTTAACAAAGACCTATCATTTACTATTTAATGTGGTAATGAATAAAAAATTATTAGCATATTGTAAACCGGAAGGAAATAGTAGAATAACTAAAGATGAAAGACTTATGGAATTTATGGGTATTAATTTTAACGATGATAGATTTGCCTTAGTTATTAAAGATAAAAATGTAACTGGCTATTAGAAGGTATAGGTCCATACCTATACCTTCTGATGTCTTTAGCTAGCTTAAATTGAAATATAATTACATAAGGATGTATTATGGCTATATATGGCATAAATGAAGAGATAAATAGTAATATAACTAGAAAAGAAAGTGATAGTTTAGTTCCTCATTACGAAACAGATGCCACAGAGACTAATTTAGTAGCGACAGTAAGCGGACAGAGTTGGAAGGTTACATTTTTCCATAGGATTACTCCTAATAATATGGATATTACTACGTATGACCCTAATTTAGATTTAACACTTTACGATTATAATAGGATAGATGATTTTATTATAAAACTTGATAGTCCAGTACCTACTGGTACTCCTGATAATATGGATGGATCTGGCATAATAGATACATCGTTTCGTCCTAATGTCGCAGATGTTTTCCTAGCAAAAATACCGGATGGTAGGACAGTTATATATGCAATAAGTGCCGTTAAAAGAATTAATTATAATAATAATTATCTATATAGAATAGAATTTAAAGCACATACAATAATATCTGATCCTAATGATCCTATTTTAAATAAATTAATAAAAGCTACTACTAATCATTTAGTTTATAACGAAAAGTTTAGATTAACTCACGATAAGCCGTTATATGGGAAGGATGAATATAAAATAAGAGAACAGTATTTATCCTATATAGATGCTTTATTGAAGTTATGGGCTGATAGATATATTTTAACTGAAAATAAATATTTCATATCTTTTAAATATAAAGATATGAATGAACCAAAAATAAGCTATAGAGTTTTTGATCCTTATATAGAAAGATTTGTTAAACATATAATAGGAATCAATAACTTACCAAATGATCTAGAGTTAATGTCTTTAGAAGACAATAATGTAACTATTTTAGATGCACTTTTAAATAATAATGTTATCTTTAAAGATATAAAACAATATTACGTGTTAAAGAATTTAGGTCAATTTACAAATAACCCTTATCTATTTCCTATACAATATACTGGAATAAATAAATTAATTAGTGTTACAAATATAGATGATGATACTATAGATAGTAAAAATGCAGTGGTAAATGATCTATTTCCTAAACTAGATAATAAATTTTATATATTTAGACAATACATATATTTAGTATTAGGCGGCGATAGTATAGAACAATATTCTGATAATTTAACTCTATTTGAAATTATGGTGTTAAAGATGATGGACAGTAGCCCATTAAACCATGATGACATAATGACTATCTATAAAAATATTATTTTATTAGACGAAAAAGAGATGTTTTATTTCATACCTATTTTTATTTATATGCTTAGATATTCATTAGAGGTCTTTACGGTAGAGTTTATAAATTAAAAAAAAGGAGATTTTATGCAATATAGGGTTCCTACATTTAATAGAGTAACTATACCAAATATTCTTTCAGATTTACATAATAAAAAGATTACAGTAGTAGTGCCACAGGCAGCTATATATTCAGATGCAGAATTAACTGTTCAAAATGAACCAACATTATTTATGGACAATGCCCCAGTAAAGAATAAACGTAGTATGGGTAATGAAGTTACATATACTGGCATAATTGATAATATAGTAAATGATGAACTAAAAGAGGCTTCTAGACTTAATAAAATAAAAGTAAGATTGCCATTATCTACAGTCATAGATCTTTTTCATAAACAGTATTCTATCTATGTACCTAAAGCAGATAATGATTTAAAAAAGTTAATAGAATATATGGATGATATTCTTTATAGATTAGAAAATAGTTCTGATAAAAGAGCACCCGAACTATTTGAGTATATAGATGAGTTCTATAATACCGTTCTTAAGAATCAAAAAGAGGCTATTGTTAGGAAATTTACTACATTTGATAATGCGCCTAAGGGAGCTAAACCTATAGCCGGTTTTAGTAAAGGCCTTCTAGAAGAACGGGATGTTAATGCTGCTACTTTTATAGATTTAGATAGTGTTATTGTTAAATAGGAGATAAAATGTCAACACTAACATCACAAGCATTAGGTAAGGAAGTAAAAGAGATAATAGGAAAATCTAAACATTTTATTATGCCTGATTATGAATTTATTATCCATACAAAAGAAAAAGATATTACAATACCCCATCTATTAAATATAGAGGTCGAACGTAATTATAGTGAGAATGTATCAGATATTATTTATGTAGAATTTTTAATAGGTTTAGGCTTTGCTACTAAAACCCTATTTGAAAATAGGGACGCATTAGAAGCTACTATAAAACTTAAATATAGTAACAAAAAGATCTTTAAACGGAGATTTAAATTAATATTAATTACTAAATTAGAAGATATTTATGATAGTAAAGTAAGTAAGGCTAGTGAAAATACTTTAGATAAACAAGATTTCGCTACGATAAGAGCTCAATGTGTAGATGATATGGTTTTAATTCTTAAGAATAAATATATATCAGGTATATTCCATAACTGTGATCTAAAAACATTGATAAAAGGAATTATAGCAAAACAGTTTAAAGAACTTAATGTTGATGCTAATGTTAATATTTATGATCTTGATAATAAAACTAAATATGAAAATATTATTATAGATCCGTTTACTAAATTTGTAAAATTGCCTTATATCTTACAGAATACTCATTATGGTTTATACAAATATGGAGTTAATATCTATTTTACTAATCTATCAGAAACTAATAAGATAAAATATGATGTAGATATTTTTCCAGTATTTGACTATACTAGGTATAAAAAAGAGAGTAAACGATCTAAATTACTACTTATTAGTCCTGAAGATTCTAACCTTAGTAAAAATGATTTTAACTTTTATTATAAAAATGGTATATATAAAACTTTAGTTAATAATTTAGAGTTTAAGATAGAAGGAGAGGATAGACGGTATAAAATAGGTAACGGTATGATAATGGAATATTCCCATAATACTATAAATAGAGATTTAGTAACTGTAACAAATGATAAAGTTACATTCGATGAAACATCAGCATACGATATAGTTAAAGTAGATAAGACTAGAAGCATTAGTAACTTAATAGAGACTAATGGTGACGATAATATCTATAAGTATGATAGTGTCTTAAATAGGCTACAGGGAATAATAGGTAGTGTAATGTTACCCAAAGTTAATCCTGAAGTCATATATCCAGGTATGCCTCTTAAGTATATATTTATAAATGACGGAAAATTACATTTTACAACTGGTATTGTACAAGGAGTACATTTTACATATGACTTTATTAATCAAACATCAGTAGCTACACTTGTAGCAATTTTTAAACGAATAACAAAGGAAAAATGATGATTAAATTTATAGGTGATAAGTATAAGTTTACTGCAGTTGTTGAAAATGAAGAAAGTCTTTTAAAAAGTATAGAAGAAAAACTTAAGGTATTATTAGACGAAGCATCGCTAGATAAATATACCGCAGTCTATAAAACTAAGATATTCGATTTAATATTAGAAAATAGGATATTAGAAGAATTTATAAAGTCGTTCCATAATGTAGAAAAAAATAGACCATATCTAATTAATCTAAGTCTTAAAGATGAAAATTATTCTTATATAATAGCTAATGTTAGTATAGATGAGGTAAATCAAGGTTTTATAATAAATAAAACACTACAAACATTATCCTAAGTATAGCCAATATGGGCTATACTTAGAATTCTATTTCATCTATAAAATCAGGATCTTTGCTTTCTAATATTTTTGACTGTCCATCTTTAGATTTTAATCTATCTTTATAATAATCGAAAATCTTATTAAGTTCGTTCTTAAATTTTATAACCTCATTGTTATCTGGATCTAAACCGTTTAATATAATATTAGTTAAAGATCTTATTTTAAGATCTGCTGCTCTTGGATTACTATCTACTAGATCCTTATAAGACATTATAGTACCTCTTAACTTATTCTTTTCTAGTTTTTCGTTATTAACATCTATTATCATAGGTGGTAAACTAAATAATGTTTCATCATTCTCATCTACTACTGTTAATGTTACTCTATAACCACCGGATAAGTCTTTTAAATTATTAATAAAAATAGTATTGTTGATATCGTTATGTTCTACTTCTCCTAGAATATATGGTAATAGATATGTTTCAAATTCCTGTTTTGTTATCTTTGTTTCTGCTTTAGTTAGATTTTTTATTTTTTTACTTAATTCAGTTAGCTCTTTTTTATATTCATTATTTAGATTTTCTTTTATAGTTTCCATTTTTTCATCCTTTTTAAATAATTTATTTTTTTCCATTTTACGCTCCTAAAAAGTAGTCTATTTTATTATCTATTTTTTTAACTTCATTATCTTCTATAGAGGCTGATTTGTTTAGTGTGTAAGTTTTACCATCATGTACAACTTCTACATTTATCACTAATATCACTCTATGCTTATGCTCATTTATTTTCTCTTCCTTTATACCAACATCGACATCTACATTACCCCAATATCTATTATATAGTTTAAATAGAGTATCCTTGACGCTATCTTCTAGTTTGTTAAAGTCAGGGCCAGCATCTCTTACTAAATATGGTAGACTAGATATCTCTCCATAAAAAAGTTTTGTTTGGGAATATTCTGATAGAACAAAATATTCAAATAGCTTAGTCATCATAAAATCAGTATTGTCTAAGTATCCATCTAAGGTTAACGTTGGTACTTTTTTAACCATTAAGACTCCTTTACAAATTTTCAAAATAAGAGGTATGCCATGCAAAAAATTCTATGTATATCAGACATCCATTTAGGACATGACGTTAATAAGACAGAAGATATTATACATAATCTTAGAAGATTCTTTAAAACATATAATAAAGATATTAAACTTCTAAATATGATAGTTATATCTGGAGATATTTTTGATCAGTTGTTACCGGCAAATGGTGTAGATATGAATATGATCTATTTGTGGTTAGTAGAACTAGTTAAGTTATGTGGGAAATATGATATTTCATTAAGAGTTTTAGAAGGTACTCCTAGCCATGACTGGAAGCAGTTTAAACTGCTATACAATACTTTAATGAAATTAGAACTTAATGTAGATTTAAAATACTTCGATGAACTAGATATAGAATATAACGAAAAATTAAATAAATATATTTTATATATTCCAGATGAATGGAAGCCTACTCCAGATGAAATATACCAAGCTGCTAAATTAAAAATAGAAGAGTATGGTCTAAAACAAGTAGATATGATAATCATGCATGGGGCTTTTAGTTACCAATTACCTGATTTTTTAGATCATACTTTAGACCCAGAAAAATTTTTAACATTAACAGATGGGCCTATACTAGTAGGACATATTCATAAACATAGTATATATAAAAGGATTATAGTTCCGGGTAGTTTTGATGCACTAACGCATGATGATGATTATAGAAAAGAGAAGAAAGGAGGAATTTTAATATATCTAGAAGACGATAATACGTTTAATGTAAAATTTTTACTTAATAGATATGCTTTAAAATTTACAACTATTAATGTAAAAGATAAAGATTTAGATACCTTATCTAAACAGTTAGATAAGTTTAGAAAAAAAGATGTAAGGGTAAGATTAGTCATAGATAACGATAGCCAACTAACTAAAAATTTGAAAGAGTTAATACAGAAATACCCAGAATTACACATAACCATAAAGAAAAATAAAAAAAATAGTAATACTGAAACTTTAAATAAGACTATTAAAAAAATAGATATAATTAAATTAGACCATGATACTATAGTAGAGTATATTAATAAAAAAGAAGATAATAAAGATACTGCTAAAAATATGATTGAGATTATGGATAGATTATAAAAAATATTTATAATATATTTTTTACCAAGATATGACTTATATGATACTAAAAAATAGAAAGGATGTAAAATGAATGTAAACATAATGTTGAGTAGAGCAGTACTGTATAGAGAGCTTAATGATGATAAGTTGCATATGCTAAAATTCGGAGTCTATAAGAATATGTTAAGACTATATGTTAGTGAGGCTAGTAAAAATAATATAAGGGATAATAAATTATTATTCACTATGCCTATACCCACTATCGATGCTAGAGTAGTTTTAAACACATTAGAGACTCTTAATGAGCAGAAAGAAGGGTTTAATATAGCATATTCTCTATTTGGTAAAAAGTTTGTAGACAACCAACCGGTTCCTAATGAAAAAGAATTGATGGGTGTTATAGGTTTAGCTAGAGTAAAAAATAAAGATGACAGTATAGTGAATATCGTCTATATAACTACTCCTCTTGAAACTAAATATGTTTTCCCATTATTGCCAACCCCGTATATAGAGATAATCAAAAACGGGGAACTGGTTAAAGATAAAACAGAACTAAGTCGTATATGGTCAAAGGCATACGCAGATAATTTTAAAGCTATCCTAGATAATTTCCCAGAGGCTAAAATTACTGAACCAAAAACATATAATAATAATTATAGGCAATCAAAACCGAATGCCAAACCAAAACCTTTGTCTGCCGATGACATTTTAGATGAGCTATAGTAGGGCATCAGCTCTACTATAGGTTTTTTCATAATTTTTTCATTTTTATATAACTAATATGAGCCCAAGGCTTAATAAAATATAGGGAGGGAAAAAATGAAGAATGCGTTTAGGATGAAGAAAGTGAGGCTGGTTTCGATAGACAACATACGGGGCCGTGAAAGATATGTTTTTAAAGGCCATAACCGGCTCACATATTATTTGGACAAAAGTGATGAGTGTAAAATATGTGGTCATCTAACACTGGGTGATGAGTTAATAGCGTTAGTAGTGAAAGAAACAGATAGAATAGGTTTTCTCAAGACTAACATATGTGGAATTAATATAGGTAAAGTTATCAAAAAGGAGGAAAAAGATATAGTAGATGAATATTTAGAAGAGCGAATAGTAGAAAATATTAAAATAGAGCCTTTAGTATATAAAGGTAAAGAAATGGTGGAAGGTCGAGATATCTTAATATTTAAAGGTAGAAAAGATAAACTTTATGTATCTATACAGGATTCTAAATGTAAAGTTTACAATAATCTTAAAAAAGAAGATGTTACATTGGGCTTAGTGCGAAGTGAAAATAAACTATTAGGTATAGTAGATCTATGCGTTAGAAATTTACCTATGATAAATTTCGTAGAAATATTTGCTAATATGGATGTAGATAGAAATTTTAGCGAATATTCTAAACTAAGAAAAGGGATCAGGCTTAAAGATAGCGTAGAAAATTTACTTAACAAAATAGATTACAATATTGTCTATATTCCGAGATATAAATTAAGTAAAATGAAAAAGCCTAGATCTTTTCCAGTCTATATGGGCAAACAAGAATACAGAAATCTATTAGGTAATTTTTTAAATACAAATAATGAGTAAGGAGAGTGTAATGAAAAAATATATATCAGATAAAGCAGTAGTAATGGGTAGCGTTATTTTTATGGTTATGAATAATTATCATTCTAAAATAGAGGATAAAGAGGTAAAGAAGTTAAATGAAGAACTTATGTCAGAGATTAAAAATAAGTTAGCTGAAAGAAGAAGCGGAAATTCTAGCAGTTATAAAGAACTGTTAGAAAAATCTTTAGAGTATAGTAGAAACGTAAAGGATAACTTATTAATAGGGGATGTAACATTAGAACCTAAGTTATCCCCTGCTGATATGCTGAAGATACTACATTTTAAATATGGTGATATTTATGAGGAATTAGAGTTGAATGAAAAGTATGCAACTCCTTATTGTCAAGCTCTAACTCCGTCTGGCATGACATTGAACACTCTAGTTTTTGTGAATAGGCTATTGGCAGCTTTTGAAGAAACATGTCATGCTTAAAATAAATCCCGAGGCTATTTCTAGCTTCGGATTTAATATAGCTTCTGGAATTATTCTAGAGAAGCTTATAGAAAATAAAGCAAAAAAGCTGCCAATTTTTTTTAATGCCAGAACCCTATTTAGAAACTACGTAGGCTGTTTGGATGGTAAAGCAGACGACAAAATATCAGCATTAAAAAATAGTCTTCGTATAAGAACTATTTTAAAAAATTTTATAGAAGATACAAAATTATTGATACATAGTTTTTTAGAAAATGGTTACGATATAAATTTTTATGAAATAGACTATAAACCATTTTTGAAAAAAGTTATGATTGATAGAGATCAATCTTCTATAAAAGGACTGAGGGGTGCCATAAAATATAGGGAGAAAAATGCCCTTATCGAGATTTCTAAAAATTTCCCTGGCATCTATATAAAGAGTAAACCTAAATTAGAGCTAGAGAAAAAATGTTATATTGTAACACATATAGGTATAGAGCTACTTAATTTTATAGGGAATGAAGATGTGCTCTTAGCTGAATCACATACTGGAGAAATAAAGGACTATACGAGATGGTATAGTAAGTATGCTAAAATAGGCGCGAGGAGGATGGACATTTTTCCATTTAATGAATTTATCTATAACATTTTAGGAGATTATGAATATGTAGAACCCTTAAACATTAAATTAAGAAAGCATATATATAATATAGCTATAGAGGAGGCTTGGACTAGTAGTATGTCGGAAAAGGCTGTTAAAAAATCATTAAAAAGAAAAGATCTTATTCTATTTAGAGAACTTGATAGTAACTACCATAAATATTTTAAATAAAAAAAGGAGGTAATATGGGACTATTCATATGTAAAACATGCGGATATATAGAAGACGACAGATATTGCGACGAGGGTATTGTTTATGTAGATGATAAAAAAATGGAGAGCGAATATCCATGCCTAACCTTAGACGAAATGAAAGAGGGCGATAAACCTAAGATGCTTTGTAGCCAATGCAATACTGGAACATGGCATGGGCATTTTGAAAAAAGAAAACCAGTTCCAGTAGAAGCCCTCGTGGCATTATTTTCAAGATGTGGATATATAACTCCAGAAGATCATATAGTTAAATTAATAGAAGATAAATCTATACCTGCTGGATATAACATAGAGCCTATTTTATATACTATGATAAAGCAGGCTAAAGGTAAAATAGGCCAGCACCCACTATTTCCTATATATGTCAAACATAGAAAGTCATTCAACCCTAAGGCGGTTGAAATGTTAAATGATGTTAAAGATTTGTTAAACCCTAGTGAAGAAGATGAAGGTAAAATTAGAGCAGCACAACTTACTGCCTATGGATCAGATATAGAACTATTAGCTAAAAATCAAAAACAAGGTAAGCTGGATTAATCCAGCTTACCTGAGATATTTTTTATTTATATATTACTCATATGAGCCCAATGGGTAAATTACTATATAAGGAGATAAAAATGAAACAGGCATATACTTTTATAGATGAACCATATAGCGATGCTGAGGTAGTAGTTAGTAATACTATTGGAAAAGAAGTAGTATTTAATGTAGAAAGTATTTTAAATAGGAGATTAAGAGATTCTGTTAATCCTGACACTATTTTTACTATCTTAAACAGTTATATAGAATATAAAGGTCCTAAGTTTAGAGATGAACTTTTTTCTAGGAATGAGAAGGGTAAAAATATTCTAATAGAGTATCTAACAGCCGATACTTATAATATCCCATATAAAACAGTTCATAATATTTTGGACATGTTTGATATAAACGATGTCAAAAAATTTATAAAGGATAGAAAACTAGTAACGCCACCAACGACTTTACCCGATCAGTATGATACAAATATAGATAAAAATGAAAGAGGTTCTAGAGAGCAAACATATTTAAAAGAGGACTATTATGACTTTATAGCGCTTATAACTATATTAAAATCAACATTAGGGATCGTAGGTGAATATGCGTTTATGAAAAGTACTGTTTTAAATAAAAATATTTATAAAGAGTTCATATTGTTAAACTTTTATAGATCCCATCCTATATTTCAGACACCACCATTTGTTAAATTACTAGCCTCTATAAGTAAATTAGTAGAAAGGCTTTTCAAGGATAGTAAGAATACTGCCTTACGTATTATAGAGCAGAATGTTTCTAAAGAAAACTTACCCCTACATGTTTTAGCATTAGTGGTAATACAAAAGTTACTATTTAACGATGAACTATCTGATACCGATGTAAAAAATACAATAACTAAAGTGTATAGTTTTGCATCAGATAAACTTAAACTTAAAAATAATATGGGTGGTAAGTTTAAAATAAGAGATATGGTAGAACAGGATTCTGATTCTGATTCTGAATCAGTTCTAGAAAAATATAGGAAAAATTCTGATGTAACGCCTGGATATATAGAAGAATATAAAGTGGCTACAGAAAATGTTTTTAGATTAGCTCGATATCTAAACCTGCATTTTGATGACGCAGTAATAGAAAAAATATGGAGAAGTCTTAACGTTCTGAATGAAAAATTTCCAATCCATGAGTGTATTTTATTAGCAAGTTGGTCTCTTAAAGGTATTGCAGATATGAGGTGTTTAGATTATCTGCGTATAGAGCATATAATAAATATTTTAACAGTAGGCGTGCTATGGGCTTTAGAAAATGATCATAAACAGGCAGCTCTTATTATGTCTAGCTACGCGCTTACTGATACTGGGCATAGAGTAAAACTATCTTTAAGAAATAAAATTAGGCCAGAGTTAAAAGAAAAATTAAAAGAGCTCTTCCCATATGAAAAGACAGCCGTTATAAACGGTAAAGTCTCTACAATAAACTATGTAGAGGAGACTATAAATGATATAAGTAAAAAACTTATGGATGGATCGTTAGTGTCTACCCTACCTGAGGATATTATAGAAGAAATAACCGGAACATCTTTACGTAGTATAATAGTTCCAGAAAATATCCGTAATATATTAGCCGAATATATTATTGGAATAGAAACTAATTATAAGCTTAGGCTTAAAGAACGAGAACAGTTTTTAAAGCAGTATAATTTAGATGGGACTTTATAGTCCTATCTAGTATAGATCATTTAATTTTTAACAATATATTACTAATATGAGCCTAAGGCTTAAATCTTTTAAAAGGAGAAGACATGAATAGTAGCGAAAATTTCAGTCAAGGATTAGGTGGCTATGACGAGGCTAATTACTTTCAAAACTATGAGAGGCCAACTATAACTCTTAAGAAGCTTACTCTTATAGAGAGTAGATCATATAGGCCGCAATGGGTACGGCCATATGAAATGGAGGTTGGTTATTATGATTTAGAAAATATAAAACATACTGTGGAAAGATCAGTTAAGACTAGGTCTATAAACAACTTGGAATTAGAATTACAGAAAAATTCTCCTAATATATTAACTCCTAGTAGTAGAGTTACAGGAGAAGCAAAGATTGCCAATGGCTGGGGCGAAAAAAGGTTTAAGTTTATCATGGTACTAGAAATGACATATCCTTCTACTAACGTAACTCTGATAAACTATGTACAGGGATATAGCGAATTTCTGGGTATGACGCATTCTGGTATAATTGATCCTAATATGAAACTGTTTATAAATTCAGTTTCAGTTTTAAGAAAAACTTTTGACTCCCAGACAGGAAAATTCACTATTATCCCTCTACATAAATATAATGTAGTCCAGAATGATTTAAGTAATCTGGACTATGTAGAGGGTAATTTTATGCCAGATGTTAGAAATTTTAATGATACATTAAAATTATCTAGGCCGGAAGATATTCTAGCCAATATGACTACACTCAGAACAGTAGAATCTGGGACTACTGTTATTTCTGACGTAGGTAATGTAAATCAGTTAAATATTGTAGAAAGTAAACATCTGATTCCTACCCAGCATGTATCTTCTACAGTATCCACAGCAGTAGATACTGTATTAGCCGGGTCTGTTTATGATGATAATGCGGATCTTTTAAGTGCTATGTTAGGTTTTAGTCTAACTATAGGGCCAGAACAGATTTTAGTATTTAAACTAATATTAGATGCTACTGGAATGCTAAGGTCCTATTTCACTCTAAACGAATTAACTAGAATGCTGGGTGTAGCGGACGTTAATTATGATGTGATATTATCTAAAGAGATTGGAAGTATGCATATAAACAATAATGTCCCTACTATCCTTCAAACCGAGAGTACCGAAGATACATATGGGGCAGAGATTGAGACAAGAAAGTCTATTCTTATTCATGAGGCAATAGTTAATACACTTAATAATTCATTATTGTCTCAGATTGTTTTTGAGATAGATAACTTGTCTATTGAGCCTAATTATGCGATCCTATCCGCGGCATCTGAGATAGAGGGACTAGATCTAGTATATCATGCTAATAAATTCATTAGTATGTTTATAACAAAAGCTTGGACTAGTATAACTGAGAATAATGCGATACCTATAAAACTACTAGTATCTGCTAATATTATTTCAGATACCACTATCTCCATATCTATAGGAAGTAACCCTGAGGTAGTCTATAGGTATCCGACGTTCGCTGATAGTAAATATCTGCCACTTATCGTAGATAATAGTGGGTTAACTCAACTCACAGAGGCATACGAGGCTGTAGTTGATACTGCGTTAAACACAAGTAGAGCAGTATCGCATAATCTTTCAACACTATAATTTTATAAGGAGTTAAAAATGGATGGCAAAGTAGTTGAAATAGAAAAATTTTATGATGGGATTATGGGGACCCTCGATATTGAAGTTTCTAGTAATGGAGTACTAATGGTTAATATTAATGGAGTTAGTACTCCATTGTTATTAGATGGCCTACCAGTAGTCCTCCCTACAAGAGAGAATATAAAAACTGTTGTAGAGTTGAAAAATGGTAAACCAGAACCGGTTAAATATCTGTTCAACCCTTTAGACGAATCTGCTATTAAGGGTGAGAATAAATCTTTCAATCTCCTAAAGACTATAATAGAGAGAAAGTTTTTAGGTAATATTGCTGGAATAGGTATAATCCTTTTTAGTGTACTATCCAATGCTAAAGCTGAAAATAACAATATGGTCCTAAATAAGTTATTGAGTAAAATTAACAAATATAGGACTCCAGCAGTTAAACAGATGATAGATAAGAAGACAGTAGAGGCTTGGATAGAACTTTATGATAAGATAGCGCAAGAGAATAGTCCTTATCCTTATATTAAACTGTATATAAAAAGAGGTGGGAAGATAGATAACATTAAGTATAATAGAGTAGGTGTTATTACCTTCCCATTTTTAGAATCTCTAGTGAAGTTTACTACTAAGGATAAGAAATTTTTAGATATTACTCTTAGGAATAAAGATAAAAATGTATTTTTAAGTCTATTCGAATTTTTGTTTGAAGAGGAAGGAGGTCCTAAAAATCTAGACGATCTTATTAAGGGTATCCAATTTGGGAGCCTTAATAAAGTGGCGCCTAGCACTCATCTTCTCTTCCTCATGTATGATTATATTTATAAGCATCTAAAAGATGCGGTTGAGGCATGTAATGAAATTTTGGAATCCATGGATGGAATAGAAATTGATGAAGAGGTAAGGAATATGCTTAGTCTAAAACCATTACCTTTTGATGTAGCAGTTATTTCAGATATTATAGATTCTCTCAAAGGGGATATAAAACAGATACCTAATATGGATGATACCTCAGCATTACATAAAGGGCAGCATGGGGTCGCTAATAAAGAGATAGCTAGCCCTATGGCAGGTATAAAAAATAATCAAATGGCCAGTGCCCAACAGCCGGCCAGCGCATATCAGCGCTCTAATACTGAAGCCGAACCTAGTAACCCATGGGATAGATTGGCTAAAAAAATGGGAATTAATTCACAGCCAACCACTCCCACGGCCCCTATGGTAACTCCTACTGTTCCAAATCAGCCATATCCAACTAATATAGCTCCAGGGATAATGCCGCAGCAGCCTTATAGCCCTCCTATGCAGGCACCTGCAGTTCCTTCTATGGGAGCCCCAACTATGCCTCCTCCCCCACCACCATCTATGAATATGGGAGGTCCTGTTGTGAGGTCAGTTAATCCAGTAGGAGCGTCAATGGGCGCACCAACACCATATCCTAATGTTGGTAATGACCCATGGCGTCGTTACTAAAATAGTAAGAAAAAAATATTGGTGGCCCTTTGGGGCCAGCATATATATTTTATTTTTTATAAAAAAAGGAAGAAAAATGCCTAGCCTAATAGAATTAATGGATGATGACAGCATGGGGCTTAATAGCAAAACTATTCACGATATAATCACTATGGCGTCTACAGATATAGTAAAGAATAATTTACAGATAGTTACTATAGATCCTGTAGACGCGATCCGTTATAAAGGTAATATGTTTGGACTTCTTAAAAATGTTTTAAATATTCCAAATTCGGCACTCTATATTAATATGGTAGTTAATGGCTACCAATCATCATTGGAGTATGATGGAAAATTAAGATTAAAAATTTTAAATGCAGATACGGCGCAGTATATTGTAAATTTACTTCAAGAATATAAAACCATGGAAAAAGGTATGGGATTATAATCCCATACCTTCTATTTATGATAAGTATTTTCATGTTTGTCTATAGACTTTTCTAACCTTTCTAAGTCTTTCTTTAAATAGTCTATTTCATGTCTATCTATAGCTTCAATCTCTGTTTTTATAGATGTTATATTGCTCTCATTGGCATTTATTAAATCTTTTAAAACAGTTATCTTTTCGTTTATGATATCTAATTTTTTTATAACTATCTCGTTTATCTTATCTATTTTTCCAGTATAATCTTTAACTATTTCTTCTCGTAAGTCGTTCATTAATTTATTAATATTATTAATTTCTTTAAGTAGATCATTTTCTAGTTTATGATGCCCATCGACCATTGTTTGCTTTTCGTTAGCTATGTAGTCTATATGTGTGTCTTTTATAGTTTCTATTTCTTCATAAATTTTATCTTTTATTTTTTTAATATCGTTATCTATCTGTTCTATAAGTTTAGAATTATTTTTAATAAAAATATAATGCGAATTTAAGTTATTCTTAATTTTATAAAATGCTCCTAATACTAATGTTAAAGTAGATACTAAATTAAATAATGTTTCTATATCTATTTTCATAATTTCTCCTTTTTTTCTCACTAAATAAAACTTAAAATAATAGAATAAGAACTTTAGTAACAATATTTTTTTACATATATATCACTTATATGAGCTTAAGTGCTTGAATAAAAATTAAAGGAGGCAAAATGTCTAGAAAACAAGAAGACATAACTATAAACGAACTCATAGCGGGTATAGAAAATCTTAATGAATTCATAGACAACTTCAAAGAAAAAGATCCGGATATAAGGATTAAGAATGAATATTTTTCAGCAGCATCACTTAACCCTTTTATGGATCATAACTCCAGTCCTAGGGGGATCATGTTCTCTAGTCATATGAGCCAACCAGTTGTTATAGAAGATCCAGACGTGAACATGGTTCAGTCTGGATTAGAACTAGAGTTTGGCAAGCATACTATAAGTAAATATGTTAAAAAGCCATCAAAGATATTAGGTATGGCTTATAGATATAACATTATGGGGCGAAAAAATCTTAAGATAGAAACTACTATCATATATCAGGAAGAAGATAGTGGTATAATCGATGCTATAGAGATACCTAAATATCAAAAATTGCATCCCTATTATGGATTTAAGTATAAAACAGATATGCTAGATAAGATATCCATAGGGGATGTTATTACAGAAGATGATAAACTAGCAGTGCCACCAACAAATATCAGTAAAACAGATTATGGTTTTGGGAAAGATTTAAAAATGGTACAGATGACTCATCCTTTAGTCGATGAGGATGGATTTATCATAAGTGAGTCATGCGCAAAAAAGTTTCAATTCAGCGTGTTCGACACAAGAGTCATAGAGGTGGGAGAAAATAGTTATCTACTAAATTTATATGGCGATGAAGATAACTATAAATCCCTCCCTGATGTTGGAGAAGAGATACACGAATCTGGAGTAATAGCAGCTGCTAGGAAATATGATAGTAATTTATCTCCTATGCTTATGGGTAAAGAAGATGTGAGAAGGTTTAATCCAATCTTTGATTATTGTGTTTATGGTAGGAGGCCTGGTTCTAAAGTTATAGACATCAAAGTCTATAAGAATTGTAAACTAAGAAAAAGCCTACCTACCGGCACTGATGAAATATGCGAACTCTATCATAAAAGATTGGTAAATTATTATCAACAAATAATCGACATCTATGAAAACATCAAAAAGTATCATAATAAGCTTTATGGGGAATTAAAAATTGGTAATACTTTACATATCTTGTTAGTAGAAGCCTATGGCATGGTAGAATCTGCTAAAGAAAGAACGTTACTAAAGAAAAGGTATAGAAAAGACGATTTGGATCTTTATAGAATAGAAATAACAACTGAAACCAGATTTAGCGCTCTAGAGGTAGGGCATAAAATTACTGATTGTCATGGCGGTAAAGGCACTATTGTTGCTATTCTCCCAGATGACCAGATGCCTAGAGATAAAGATGGTAATGTTGCTGATATTATAGCAGATCCAAAATCTACTATTTCTAGGCTTAATATAGGTAGGTTGTATGAAATGTATATTAAGGCATCTATGCTAAGAGTAAACAAAATAGTGAAAGAGGAGGTATTGAAATATGATAGAGAACTTAATCTAGATAATCTAGATGAAAACCAGATTAGAGAAATATTCTCTATTATATTAAAATTTGTTAAGATACTCGAAAATGAATATAGTCGGGCTTTAGATAAAGTTTTCCATGAAAATAGGATCGAGGATATGGTCTCTATAATAGAGGAAACATTAAAAGATGGAATTAGAGTCTATCTACCTCTAGATAACGAAAAAAGAAAATACGAAATAGTTAATGATATAGTTAGGTCTAGGTTTAGACCTCTTAATGATCAACTATATTCGGATGCGTCTATGTCTGAAACTACTGTAGATAAAATTATGATAACGCCTATCTATATGTTTGTTTTAAGTAAAATTCCAGATAATACACTAGCTGCTTCTTCTAGTAAAGTTAACCATTTTGGTCTACCAGTATCTGTTAACAAGTTCGATAAATATAGATATCCACATAAAAACTCCCCTAGTAAATTTTTAGGAGAGACTGAGACTAGGATTCTAACCGCATATACGGACCCTGTCTTTGCAGCAGAAATAAGAAACCGCAATGCTAGTATAGAGGCACATAAAGAAGTCTATCACAATATATTAACAGCCGATAAACCGACTAATATAGAACAGCTAGTAGATAGAGAAAAGATAGATTATGATAATGATAAAGGTCTGGAAATATTAAAATCTCTATGGAATAGTATGGGATTTGATATTGTTTATGTAGAAGACAAACATCCATATTATTATCCAAGAGAAGAAGACGAGCCATCAGAAATAATTAGTTTGGATCAAGCTGAAGAATTAGATATAGAGGCTGATAATAAAATACAAGAGCATAAAAATACGGATGATAAAAAAAATAGAAGAAGATAGTTCAGATAATGATAGCTGTGATATAGATAGCGAAACAGAATAGGAGGGTAAACATGGTTAGTATACAAAATCTCTTTAAATTAGATTTAGATCGTATAACCGAGCTTAGATCTAATCTTAACCTAAAGTTCGACGATGGTGTTATAGTATATAATGCTAGCTTTAAAAAGATAATATTATTTAGGTATTTATTAGACTTCGTACCTAAATATAATCTTGCTATAACATCAGATTTATGGATAGACCATTATCTCAAGAATGGTCTATTTACTAATAAAGTATATCTAAGTATATATAGTAAAATATTTAGAAAAGTTGTAAAGCATGATATAAAAGTAAATAAAAGCAATAAAATTATGCATCAGCTTTTACAGGATATGTATAAAGCTATAACTAAAATAAATTCTAAATTAGTATATAAGATACTTAGATACGCTATTTCTACTAATATAACTGATATTTTGGCTATACAGTATAATAGAGAGTTATTAGAAGCTTTAGCGATGTCTAATAAAGAAAAGACACCGCATGCTGTATCGCATACATATGATATATTAGATAAAATCATTAAAGATAAAAAATATAAAAGTAATCCAATACAACTGTTTTATTCGTCTGGAATTGTTAGTGTAAGCCAAATAAAACAGTTGCTGGGTAGCAGAGGATTCGTTACTGAGGTTAATAGTAGAGTATTTAGTACCCCTATGACGAATAGTTTCACTCTAGGATTTAAAAATATAATAGATGCCACCGTTGAATCTAGAGCTGGAGCTAAAGCTCTACTACTTTCAACAGACGCTATAAGGGCTTCTGAATATATGTCTAGGGAACTACAACTAGCTACTATGCCAATTAAGAGTATACATATTGGGGACTGTGGTAAACCTGGCTATAGATCATTCTATGTTAAACCACCAGAATTCGATGAGGATGGTAAACTCACATATGCTGGAGATCTACCATTCCTTGTTGGCAAAAGATATAAACTATCTAGCCATGATGAAGAAAAAGTTATACAGGGCAATGAAAAACACTTAATAGGCAAGTTTATCCTTCTAAGATTTTCTCCTTTATGTGGCCTTGCAGATAAGCATAAAATTTGTACTGCTTGTATAGGAGAAATAGGAGAGACAATATTTCCACATCAAAATTTAGGCAATCTAGCTACGGTAAACTATACCTCTAGACAGACTCAATCATTATTGAGCGCTAAGCATTTATTAAAGTCAGTAGTCGCTTCTGCTGTAGTATTACCATCAGTAACTAAAAAATATCTTTTAGTTAGAAATAGCGGTGATGGGGATGTTAAAGGAAGCGTGTTCTTTAAAGCTAATGTTATTAATAAAAAGAAAAAGAAAGCGTATATTAAAATTCTCCAAAGAGAGGCATGGGGGTTAGATATAGTCACTAAGGTTAAAGATGTGTTGTCTCTTAATATCACTAAGATATCTAGACTATCAAAAATATATCTTCTATATAAAGATGGTAATAAAGTAGAAGAGATAGAACTTCCTTTAAAAGTTGGTAATAGGTGGGCTAGATTATCTTTATATATGCTATCCCATATTATGAAATATGGGTATGAGGTTTTTGATGAAGATTATTATATTATAGATCTAAGTAATTTCAATCCTAAATCCCCAATACTAAAGTATGATGAAGTGGAATTTGATTATTCTGCCCTAGGGAAGGAATTTAAGAAATTACTTAAGACTAGAAAGTATAAATATGTAAGGGTTAATAATACTAAAAAAATAAGATCCGAGTTTACTGTAGATGTTTTAGTGCAAAGAATGTTTGACCTAGTTAATAAAAAGCTAGGTATTAATATAGCACTACTTGAAGTTATGGCGTATGCATTTACGGCTCAAAACTTGAGTGAACTAAATTATGATCTTGGCCGTAATGCTGCAACTCATGATGTTATAGGTTTTAAAGAAGCCATCAATTTCAGAAGTATAGGTGGATCATATGGTTGGGACGATCTTTTAAGAAAGGTATTAGACCCAATGAGTTATTTAGAAGATAATAAACCAGACCATCCTATGGATGTACGGTTTGCACCTCGAGAGGTAGTGGATAAATATCTTAAGAGTCAACAGTAAGGATTTCCTTACTGTTACTGTTTCTTTTTTTCGTTACATTGAAATTAAAATAGTAAAGGCATCCCATGAATAAACCAAGAGATCAAGAAACAGAATTTGAGCGACTTGAAGATAGCATTTTGAATTATAGACGGGTCTTATTTATCGCTCTTTCATTTATATTAGGTTCTATGACTACTTTTATTGCAACACTGGTGTGGATTAATTTTTCTTCGTTTAATATTAGGCATATTTTATTTTTGATGGGAACAGTAGTAACTCTGTTATTGGTTAAAGTGGTGTACTGCATATATCGGCAAGAAAAAATGCTGGCTTATATAAATAAATATAATACCTCCACGGGTACTGATAAAATAAAATATTTTTTTAAAATATTATTTCAAATAACCTTTTCGTTTCCTAAATATAAAAATACAGTTTTTGATCATGAAAAATTTAATAATAAAAAGGATTGATATGAGTATATTAGAAAGGACTATTTATAAACATATAGAAAAACATGGAATGCGGGATGCAACATCGTTATTTACTTTTATTAAATATGATGTTAAAAAAATTATGATTAAAGCAGTTGTAACACTATTTTTAATATATTCATTACTCCTTATATGGTATACGTTCTTTAGTTTTCGAGAATATTTTAATATGACTATTATTACGACGGCTTTAATACTATTTGAAACATATTTTATACTGCGTAAACTTTTTTTAGCATATAATGTTTTTAAATTAACAAATAAATATGAGGAGGAAATACATAAAATATTATCTAATAAATTATTAGCTCCAGAAAATAAAAAAGCCTTGCTTATAAGGCAGATCAAAAATTTTTGTTATAATCTTTCTAAAAAAATAGAGGTCAGACCTATAGTTGTAATTAACACAATTTTGGCAAAAAATACTCGTGATTTAAATATACTACTCTCATAATAGAGAGTAGTATAGATTTAGATATTTTTTTAGTTTAGATTATTTTAAAAAGATTTTATATAAGCTTTTTTTCATTAATTTTTTATGCATATATTACTTATATGAAGGCTTGATCGTAATTAAAAAGATAAGGGAGGATATATGATATATATAGATGTATATCGACAATATATAACAGTAACTTCTGTATTATTTTCAAAATTGTTATTTATGTTGTACGACTTTAATAAGAGTTTAACAACTTTTAAGTTAACTTCTACTAAAGGGCCTAGTAGATTTAGTAAACCTAGGATAGTTTCTGCAGAAGATAAACAGTTTTATGTAATAGAAACAGAAAATATTGGTAACCCCAACAAGAAGAATTTAATTAGATATGCTATAGGATCATTAGACCCTCTTATAGAATATCTTAAATCTAAAGGAGTTGAAGAAAAAGATATTAAAATAAGGAAACATGAATATCCAGTATATGATACATATCCTATAGAAATTAATCCTAAATTTACCCCTAGGTCATATCAGAAAAAATATATAGAAAAAATTGTTAGTTGGGATGGTAATAGTATTTTAGTAGACTTACAGACTGGTATGGGTAAAACTTTTATAGCCATGGCGTCTATAAGTCGTATGCAAAAAAGATTTGGCATATTAGTTTTGCCAAGATATATAGATAAATGGATAGGTGATGTCACAAGTTTGACAAACATAAAGAAAGATGAAATTTTAGTTTTACAAGGTTCTAAATCTATATTAAAAATGTTTATGATGTCTGAGGATGAGATTTTAAAATATAAAGCAGTTATACTAAGTCTAAAAAGTATATCATTATTTATAAAAGAATATTTATTAGAGGATACTTATTCTGAAGAAGGAATAACACCAGAAAGACTATTTGAACTCCTTCAATTGGAAGTTATTATAAGTGATGAGGTACACCAGGAATTTCATAATGTTTTTAAAGTTATGTTGTATAGTAATATTAGACTGTTTATAGGTTTAACCGCTACATTAACTAGTAAAAATTCTAGATTAGAAAAAATGTATCATATATTGTTTCCAGAAACGAATCGTATATCTAATATAGTTCCTTATAATAAATATATATCTGTATTTTCAGTCAGATATAGTTTTAAAAATAAAAGGCATATAAGATATAAAACCGCTTTTGGTTATAGCCAGCCAATATTCGAAACATCTATTTTAAAACATAGTGTTATAAGGACTAATTATTTTAATATGCTAAGAGTATTTTTAGAAAAAGCATATTTGAAAAGAAGAAAAGAAGGGGATAAGGTATTAGTATTTATGAGAACTATAGATATGTGCCGAGCCTTTATAGAATTTCTAAAAAGCCTAACGACATTTGATGGTTGTGTTATTAGTAAGTATACTGAGGAAGATGATTATGATGTTTTATTTAGCAGTGATATAATAGTATCTACATTAGGTAGTGCAGGAACAGCTGTCGATATACCTAATTTAATAGCAGTTTTACAGACAGATAATATAGATTCTGTTCAGAGTAACATACAATCATTAGGTAGATTAAGAGAAATAAAAGGTAGAAATGTTTATTTCATATATTTTTGGACCTCTGATATTCCAGCCCATAAAATATATAATAGAAATAGGCATAAACTGTTTTCATCAAGAGTTAAATCCATTACATCGGTAGACTACCTAAGTTTGATCTAGTTAGAATATGTTTTATAGAAACAAACCCTATATAATAAAAAAATAAGGAGAAAAAATGAGCAGAGTAATAGATCCAATTTTTTCTAATATAATAGATGAGATAATAGAAGATGATATTAATGACTATATGGAGGATTTAGTTTTTTACATGACATTTAATAAAAGATTACACAGAATAGAGTTAGAAAAACTGGACACGAAGATCGGTAATGATAAGATTAAAGTTACTGTTGATGATAAGAATGGAGCTATAAATATAGAATTAAACGGTATAGATAATATATTCGTATTTAGCAATACTGCCAAAAATGGATACTATTATCTATTAAAAGTTATAGAAAAAAAGGATTAAGATGCATAGTACAGAAGATATAGTTTTTAACATAATGATGGGTGCTGTTATCAGCATGGCTATATTTTCATTTGTAAATGAATATGAGAATTTATTCATATGCCGACTTAAAGCTTTATTAAAGTTTTATAAAGACGAAGGAATAGGTTTTAATGATCGTGAGATTTATAAATATAGATGTCAGATAAAGTATTATAATTCCAAGATAGAAAGTTTAAATTTAATACCTTATCTTAATGTCTTATTAACCATAGTATTTCTCACTATTATAATATTTTATCTTGCCAAACTTTTACTGTNTTTTTATAGAAGTAAAAAGAGATTAAATTTTAATTCNATGTTTAGGAACTGAGTANNTACTCAGTTCCTTCAAATATTTTTTACCTATATATAACTTATATGAGGCTTGGGCTTTAAATAAATAGAGAAAAAGGAGGAATTATGGCAGCTAATGTAATTAGGGCCGAAGATCCAGATATAGCATATATGCTATCCTCTGGGGCCAGATTAACAAATGATGCCCTAAATTATTTCAGAGAAAGTTATAATAATTTTGTTAATAGGGCTTCTGAACTAGGGCAGGGTTTTGTGAATAGTGTTAATAATATGTTTCATTATTATAATAATAACGAAATGATAGAAAACACTAAAGCTCTACTATCTGATACGGGTATAGTTACTGGGGAGGATGTGATATATAGACTTAATGAATCTACCATCCATAATCCAGGTTTCTTAATGAGAAGATATATACTAGCTGAACCTACGATCTATGAAAAGTATGAAAATAATAGATGCGTAGGATATGATGGGGAATGGTATAATCCAGATCCTTATGAAAAAGACCCATATATGAGAGAAGATTATTTAAGGGTAGTTGATGGATTAATAAGATATGATAAAGAAGATCAACCATTTGTAACATTCTTTTCATCTGATTTAACAGATCCGTTAACAGTTAAAGAAAGACTAACTATACAGAATGCATGGGATATAATTAGTAAAAAGTTAGCAGAAGGAATAGATCCTACTGATCCAGAAGCTGGAGAAATAGGCTAGTAAATAATAAAAAGGAGGAAACGATGCATAATAAAAGTAAAATGAGCGCGCTATTAGCTAAAGCATTTAGATGTAATCTACGTAAAAAAGATTACAACAGGATATATGAAGGAACACCAGAAAAAAAGATTTTAGATGTTTCCATATTCAAAAATTTATTAGGGAGAAAACTTAAAAGACTTAGAAGTGTTATAAAAATATTTTTAGATCGTAGTAGTTATATATCTAAACGAGAGCTGCTTATGCTGAAGAGATATGGTGATAGAAAATATATAGAAGTTATATTACAAAAAAATCTAGCTATAGTGAATTTTACTAAAGATAGACGGATATATATTTATGAAACACCATCTAAAAATAAAAATAGCTATATTTATAAGCACGTCTGTACCATGGATTTATGGGATCTCTTTACAAAAAATATACATGTTAAATTTGGATATGGGCTTAAATATTTAATTTCAAATATAGAATATGATTTTAAAGAATTTATAAACGAGCTACGTACAAATCCAGATTTAAAAAATAAGGATATTACAACATGCGCAGTGCCTTCTATAGATATCTATGAAGGTAGAAAACGATCATATCCAAGTGGTAGGATAACGAAAACATATGGTACGGACGATTATGATTTCGATTTTGTAGAAGAACCATATGAAGATAAAATTTCTATAGATTTTATCAAATCATTATGTGCGGGGCTATAGGTGCTGTAATAACTATGAAGCCGGTCTATGCTGGCTTCATGATCATTTTTTTCTTTTTTTCCAAATTGATTTGAAACGCATGATAAATAAAATTTAAGGATATAATCATGATAGTATTAAACATTCCAAAGGTAGATATTCCTACGTCATTAGGCTGGGTTCATGAGTCTACTGATTGGCAAGTAGCTACTAATCCTACGTTTAATGATGATAACATAGTAGCTAAATCTGAAAAGGATACAAAACATCTTACATCTATATCATTCGATATTGATATTCCTTCTAGTAATAGATTATACGCTAGAGCTAGGGTTAGATGTAATAAAGGAGTTTTTAGATGGTCTACTATCGGGGTTATAGAAATAGATGAGTCTATAGACGTAGTAGTTGATATACCTATACCGTCTAAAATAGCAAAACCAGTTATCCATTTAGACTATCCTAATAATAACTTCCCATCGACTATGTTTAAAATAAATACAGATCCTATGTCTAGTAGTAATAATTCTAAGCATGTAGAAACATATTATTTCATAACAGATTTAGATGGAAAAGCATATTACTATGTAGCTACTAGCGATGAGTTAAATTCAAAACTCGTTAATGAAATAAAACTTCCAGAAAATAAAACATATCTATTATCAGTAGCTTTTAGAAGTAGTAGTAATGATGTAAGTCCTATAGCTACTGAGATAATACATGTTAAATATATTCCGGATATAGTTTTAAAAAGTAATACTGAAAATATAGATGCTACAAAAGATTTTCCGGTAGCTATACAACCTGTAAATAATTTTAAATCTATGAACGTTAAAATTTACGGAAGTGGTATAGATATAGTAAAACTTATATACAATACTACACAACAATCAATGTCTGTTGCAGTACCATCCTCGGTATTTAAAGATATTACAAGTACAAATATATTAATATCTATACAGGTACAATATAAAAATAATTCTGTATCAGGGTTTAAATATTTTCCAGCGACTATTAAGCCGCCACAAGAATTAGATGCCGTATCATGTGATACTTGATATAGGTTTTAAATTTTTCCCATATAAGCCCTATTTTGAATGTAAAAAAAAAGAAAAGGATAAGAAATATGCATATAGAGATATTAATTAAGCTACTTATTTTACTAGTTTCGGAATATAAAGTTAATGGTAAGATAAAGTCGGTAGCATTAGCAGAGAAGATTTTAGAAGAGACTACTGTAGATAAGAAAGCTAAAATCTATAACGATGATACAGAACTTATTGTTAAACTTAGAGAGATGATAAAAAATATTATAAATGATAAAATAGAGCCTAATGAGGAGCTTCTTTTAAGTATAGAACTGTCATTAGTAGAAAAACCATCATTATTAGAAATAGTTAAAAAATATGTAAATAGTAAACATCAGAAAAAATTGATCAGTAATCTATTATTAGAGTTAAATTCACAAGTTAAAAAACTTAGTAGTAGGAGATTACTACAAATAGCATTAAATAAATTAGCTGCTAATAATACAGATACTGATGTAGTATTAGAATCATTAATAGAAAAACTAAATGATGTTAAGACTATGAGAGATATAGTAAATCCTGCCATAGTTGACAAGATCAATTTTAGTGATCCTGAAAGTATAAGAGCAGCTGCTAATAGAGCTTCTCAACTAGTATCTGAAGGAGTGGCATTAAAAACTGGGTGGAAATGTATTAATGCTATGACCCAAGGAGGGTTAAGAAGAGGTGAATTTGTAACAGCTTCTGCTTTACCGCATAATTATAAATCTAGCTTTACTAAATCATTATTCATTCAGATAGCTAGATTAAACCAACCAGTTGCTGATAATCCTGAAAAAACTCCTATGTTGTTGTTTATAAGTTTAGAAGAAGAGATAGATAATATTATGTCTTTTTTCTATCTCTATTTAAAACATACTGTAGATAATAAAACCTTTACTAAAAAGGAACAAAAAAATCTAGACAAGAATGATATAAGAGAATATATTATGCAAAATTTATCAAAAGTGAGTGGGTATCATATAGAAGTATTGAGATTTAGGCCAGAACTTTTGACATATAGCGCATTATTTAATATAGTTAATGAATATGAGAAGATGGGGTATGAATTACATGGAGTTTTTTTAGACTATGTTAAGAAAATGAATAGAGCCGGCTGTAATAATAGCGGGCCAATGGGGACCGATCTACTAGATTTATTTAGTAGAATAAGAAATGAGTTCTCTAGTAAAAAGATATTATTCTTTACACCACATCAGCTAAGCACTAACGCTAAACAACTTTTAAGAAATGGTATGCCTGCTTTAGAATTTGTTAAGTTTCTTCCAGGAAAAGGATATTATGCAGATAGTAGTCAATTAGACCAAGAAATAGATTTAGAACTATTTTTACATATAACTAAAATAGGAAAAAAATCTTATCTAGCAGTTGCCAGAGGTAAACATAGAATACCTACTATTATACCGGAAGAAGATAAATTTACCTTATTAGAATTTAGTGATCCTATTAGTCCATTGAGAGGAGATAGTGAAGATTACACGCCGTGCTGTAAAGAAGCTAATAATGATGAGGAATTCGATTTTTAGGTTATGGGCTATAGCTCATAACCAAGTTACCTTTCTTTTTCATTGAATTAATATTTTTTAAAAAGGATGACAGATGATAGACAAGCTTATTATACCGGTACCAAAAAGTTTTAAAGAGCATCAAGAAGAAGTTAGTAAGTTTATAGAGGCTATTTTAACTAATCAGAATCTTTACTATAGAGGCTCTGATAAAGTAATTTTAGATAAAATAAATAACTTCTTTTTGTACCAGCTCAATGTTTTAAACGTTAGTTTAAGTAAGGACGATATAGACCTTTTAATAAATAATAGTTTAGGTCTAATAATAAACCTTATTAGGCTAACAAAAACTATTCTACCTAATCTTAAAACAAATATGAGCTATAAAGAATTAGAAAAATTAGATAATATAAGATATATTATTGATGTTACAAAAGAGATTACTAACGATTTAATAGGAAGTAACTATAGTAATTTTGAGGTAAATAGTGATGATGTTACTACATTTATAGATTCTCTTAATAATATAAATGAAAAAATAGATTACTTTGAAGCTACTAATTCTATCCTTATTTTCGTGGATAGAGATATAGTATTGAATATGGGAATTTTATCAAATCCTTTATATCTTAGTAATAAAATAGATTTAATTGAACAAAAAGAAATAGCAATAAATACTATTAAGATATTTTTAGAGACAATAGACAGTATATCGAAAGATATAGGTTATAATAATAATAGAGACAATAGCCTATTAAAATATTTGGTTTTAATCTATCTCCATCTTGTTTAGAGGATGTAAAATATCTAAACATAAAAAAGCATATTTTTTACATATGCTTCTTTTTTCATATTTCTTTAAATTAACCAAGGAGATTTAAATGGACGCTATAAGTGCAATTGTAAAATCTTTAAAAACTAATGTAGTTTTGGATGATTCTGTTAAGGGTGTTGCTGCTGGCCTAGAGGCTAGAGACACTTTTGTTAGACAAACTTCTGAAGAAAAAATCAAAGCTTTGAGCGCTTCTATAGAATCAGCTTTGAATGAAGTTACTTTGGATAACGGAATATCTAGCGCAGCTAGTGCTGATGCAAGTAATATTAAAATCGATGATGCGCAAGTTGCAGCTGCTAAAACTGTAGCGATGTATGCAATAGACCCAGAACAAACACTTAAAAAATTTGCTCAAGGTAGAAAGCAAATAGAGGTAGGTTCTGAAGATAGAATAGTTGATACTATTAAGTATACTAATAACGTACTAACTGATGAAGAAATTAGAGCTGGTTTTGAGGCTTTCGATGGACAAGTTTTAGATAATTCTCTATATTTTTCTGTTGCATATAATGCGTTGGCTCTTAAACAAGACCCAGTAGCAGAACTATTCTATCCTGTAATAGTTATAGATCCTAGCTATGTAGGTGCTACAGTAAAAGCAAAAATTACAAATATCATGCAAGCAGTTAATAGAGATGTATCTGGTAGACCAGTTAACTTTAAAAGAGAATCTATTATTAAGAAACTTAATGATACATCACTATTCACATTGGATGCTAATAGACTTTTCCCTGTTTACGATAAAGATTCTGGAGATAAAGGTGGAAATCTATTAGTAGTAAAAGATGTTAACGGACTAATTAGAGAAGTAGAAGTTATGGATGGTGTTAAAATTAAAACTGCACCATTAGCATCAGGTAAGAAAATAGATATTCTTGGTATTTCTCAAAACGACGTATTGTTGTCATCTGGTTATATGGATGAAACAGACGCGCTATATGGATCACTAAGTGTTGAAAAACTATATTTTAAAGTACAAGGTAAAGATAGTGACGGTAATGATGTAACTGACTATATGAGTCTAGCTATTAAGGGGCTACCAGCAGCATTTACATATACTCCAACTGGAAGTACTAAAGATATCCAACTCGACTATAAAACATCATCTTTGGCTCTTAGAGCAGGTAATATTGTTAAAGTTGATGGAACACCAACAGACATTGCTGATCTAGCTAATCTTCCAACAGGATATACTATTAAGTTAGCGGCAAACATCAAAGGTGACGGTAATGTTCAAGATGGTTATGTAGCTATCTATCCAGTTGAATTTAAACTACATAGCGTTCTAGATGCTAGTGGAAACCCACTACCAGAAGATGATGATACCTATAAAAAAGTTAAAAATGTAATTGATACTGCTAAAATTCTTGGATATGATCTTGAAGCTTATGCAGCTAATAGCAACGCAAGATTCAGAGGCAAACTTTTAACATCTAATAGCTACCAATATGTATATACAGTACCTGTAAGAACAAAAATCAGAGAATTAGTACCAGTATTTAATACAGGAGATGATGGTGATACTGCAGGTATAGTTGCTCAAATAGACTTTACAAAAAGAGCTATGAGTAAATTAGGCTTATCTGAACTTATTAATACTGCTACTGTTTTGGATAATGTTTCTGAAGATACTGAAGATTTTGGTATTAGCACAAAACTAGTAAATAAATATTTCTATAAAGGTTCTATAGATTTTACAACATTAGTTAATAGTATTAAATCTTCTGACAGAGAAGCAGATATTGAAGCAGCATTGAGACTAACAATTAGAAATGCAGCTATTGATATGTATGTTAAATCTAACTATAACTTTGCATTTGAATCACTATTCCCAGGTGTTAAACCAACAGTTATAATTGGTACAGATTATAACGTAGGTAGATTCCTAAAAAGTTTTGAAGATGAAATATTTAGATACGTTGTAAAAGTGAGTGGTGATAGTTTAGTAGCTGGAAAGGTATTTATATCTTTCGGTATCATGGGTGCAGATAGAAATAAACAACCAAACATGTTGAATTTCGGTGCATGCTTCTGGTCTCCTGAAGTAGTTATATCTCTTCAAAGAACAGAAGGTGGTAAGGCTGCACAAGAAACTATCATTATGCCTAGATTTAAACACCAAACTTTAATGCCTATCCTAACTGTATTTGAAGTTAGTGGTATTGAAGCAGTTAGTGGAAAAGTAACTGTAGACTTCCATCAAGTTTAACATATAGCATATAGATACTTATAAAAAGATAAAAATAAGTACCTACGGCGCAAGCCAGGGTACTTATTTTATTATATTTTTTCTTTTATAACAATTTTTATGAATAACTAAATAAAAAAAAGGATGTAATATGGCTAGAAGAAATACTAGAAACGCTAAAGCTAATGCTGAAGTTAAAAAAGATAATGCTACAACTTCTAATAATACAGCTACTAAAAAAGTAGAAGAAGTAAAAGTAAAAAAAGACGTTGAGTCCGTAACAGAAAATAAGACTGTTAGAAAAAAAGATAAAAAGCAGCCTAAAAAAGTAACATTGAAAGAGCTACTTGAAGCTGGTAAAAATGATACTGACCTTGCTAGTATAGCTAATAAAATAAGTAGGTTTATAAAGATAGGTATTGAAGAAGATCCTAGTAATGGACCTAAAGTAGTTGGTTTAGCTTATGACCTTTTTGTAGGTCTAAAAGAGGCTTTATCTACACCTAATTATAATAAATTTAAGAAGAAACTAGATTACATTAATGTTTTATTTTCTAAAGGTAAAGATAGTGTATTATCTCCAATTGTATTATGCAAGTATGATTTTTATTGGAAGCATGGAACAGATAGTAGAATGAAGTACGCGCAACTTATAGAATTCCTTTCTGCTACATCAGATGTTAAAGAAAGAAACAAAAATCTAAAGAGATTTAATATAGATAAGGTACTTAATTTAGTACCTGAAAATAGCAGACAAAATATGATTAGATATTATAATATATAGCTTATATCCGTGGTGTATACCACGGATATAGGTTGTTTTATTGCTTTTTTAATTATATATTATTTATAAGAGAGAGATATGAGAGGATTGTTACATAAATATGCAGAAGGAGTTAATAATGGCAAAAGAACCAGAAATAAGAGGTACGATCCTCATAGATAAAGAACAAACCTTTAATGATCCCATTTTTAGCGGAGAAGGAGGGTATAGCTCTTTTAATATAAGAGATGATGTACATTATAAAAAACCTAAGATTAAGACTTGGGTTTATACTAACGTAGACAATAGATATAATAATACTGTATATTGGGTAAAAATCAACGGTATTCCATTGCCAGCAGAATATACTATTAAGTTACAATATGCCGGTAATTATAAAAAAGGGGTTTATATCATAATGAGTTTTACTCTACCTCCTGGTGAAGCTCCATTATTAGAGTTACTGAAACCTATTTTTAAAAATAAGATAGAATTTATCCCTATCTCAGAAAGAGAGAAGATTTATGATATCTTTAATAGATATCTAAATAAAGTAGGTTTTATCGATGATATCAATTTTAGAATAACCTATTTTATTCCTGAAGAGTATTATAAAGATAATGATGTAGTTAGAATAGGAGATATAGAAACTTCTACTAATATATCTAATCTTTTTAAAGAGGGGGCCTATGGCAAGGATGTAAGTCTAGATAATTTCATATGTTCAGATGGGCTTTTATTAGAATTAAGACTATTAGGTCCAAAGGATACTTCAGCGGTTATAAATATAGGTGGCGATAGCTATAAATTAAACGCTCAAGGAGGTGTTAAAGACAATGCTTTAATTATAAGATCATTTTCTATAGATGAAGAAGGGTTAGCAGAAGTATCTACGAAAAGTGTAGATATCAATACTAACAATCCTTTAGAATTGATTAATGACAGTATCGATGCTGATACTAATAATACTATAAACAAAATGATAGATCATGAGAATAAAGAGATAGAAAGTCTTATGAAGCTCTATCAGCTTATTTTAGATAAGAAAATAAATCTCACTAAGCTCATGTCTACTGAATATAAAGCTTATATCTCTAGTTTAGGTTTAACTAAAGCAGAAATAGATATGGTTAAAGATGGATTAAAAAATATGCTTCTATTATTACCATAATTAAAAAATTATAAAATGCCAGTTATATGAGTGTATACTTAAATTAAAGAAAAGGAGTCGATATGAACAGTGTATTGAGAAATACCATAGAAAATATTAATAGGGATAGAATTAGCCCTGATATATTAGATGGACTATCAAGAGAATTTGCAGATGTTCTACCAGAGTATTTAGACGCTGTTATCAAATCAGCAGTAGCTACACTACCTTCAGATTCTGGATTCGTTTATAATGGTTGGAGGAGATTAACTCCTAAAGAAGATTTTTATAATAATATAAGATCCAGCATAAATCGTAATATAGTAGATATTGCTCGGAACTCCTTATATAAAATAGAACTAGGATTTGAGTTTAATGGTGTGGAAATTAAAAGAATCTTAGCATTGCCGTATGTAGATATTGGAGGATTACTAAAACTTTCAGATGCTAATTATGC